TTTGCAGGAGGTTTAATCATGGATTTTGGAAAAGCATTAGAGGCCGTTAAAAGCGGCAAAAAAATATTCCGTCTCGGATGGAATGGAAAGGGAATGTTTGTTGTATTCCAGAAAGGTTACCCTGACGGCATCCCTTGTAACTTGCAGACAGCCAAAGCATGGGGGATGAATGAGGGAGACTTATTCAAATGCGACCCTTACTTGCAGATTAAAACCGCAGATGGTTCTCATGCGATGTGGGTTCCGTCAATCGGAGATATTCTGGCAGAGGATTGGCAGATTATCCAGTAACAGGAGGGAAATATGTTAAAAGCAGCTATTGAGAAAATTCTTTCTTTGCAGGAGGTTTAATCATGGATTTTGGAAAAGCATTAGAGGCCGTTAAAAGCGGCAAAAAAATATTCCGTCTCGGATGGAATGGAAAGGGAATGTTTGTTGTATTCCAGAAAGGTTACCCTGACGGCATCCCTTGTAACTTGCAGACAGCCAAAGCATGGGGGATGAATGAGGGAGACTTATTCAAATGCGACCCTTACTTGCAGATTAAAACCGCAGATGGTTCTCATGCGATGTGGGTTCCGTCAATCGGAGATATTCTGGCAGAGGATTGGCAGATTATCCAGTAACAGGAGGGAAATATGTTAAAAGCAGCTATTGAGAAAATTCTTTCTCTCGATGCTCCCCATATTGAGGAAATTGAGGGAAGAACCTATGTAGACAAAGATATGACACAGATCGGCAAGGAACTCAGAGCAACCAGTATCACGATGAGTAATCTGAGCAGCCTTGTGGATTTCATCAAAAAGAGTAAAGCAGATTTCAAGACCGGTCATTACATCGCCCAGGTGGTATCTCCTACCGAGGTTCGTCTGTTTTCCAGTTTGGATGCAGACCGTCAGAGAGAAACACTGGCAGTTGTCAAAGCAGAGATCCCGGAGTTTTCATTCGGTCAGTTCATTGGGAACGAAGAGTTTGTTATCGGTGTGCAGTCCAAGTTCTTAAATGAGGATGCTGATGCAAATGATAAGCCGATCATCTTACAGTTCGCCGGAAATGTTAAGGCCGGCACTGTTGCAGAATACGGAGACACCGGAGTAGGGCAGAAAGCAGCAATCAAGAAAGGCGTTGCCTCTCTGCAGGAAGTCGAAGTTCCGAGTCCTTGCCGCCTGATGCCGTACAGAACCTTTACAGAAGTTGCACAGCCTATGAGCAACTTCATTTTCAGAGTAAAGGACAATGATCGTTATGGCGTTACCTGTGCCTTATTTGAGGCAGATGGAGGCGCATGGAAGAATGAGGCGAAAGCCAACATTAAGGCGTATCTCGAAAAAGAACTTGCGGATGTATCAAACATCTTTGTGATTTCTTAAATAATCGTAACCCGTAAATATGTTTCTGCAATTATCTCCTAAGATTGGTCTCTGAGGAAAATATGTCACGAAAGCCGCAGAACACACAAACGGTTTACCTCCTTTTAAGAAATTCGATTAGTTAAATGGTATAAACCCCTGACAAGGATCTTTTGTTAAATTACCCAGGAGCCGTCATTCCGGCGGCTCCACCCATAATGAAAGAAAGGAGGGCTTAGGGATGCACAAGGTTGTTATCAAAGGAAATTATTACGGCAGAACCAGAACCTTACCGGATCTTAACGATTACTTACATGAGTGTGCGAGGCATCCTCAGATGGGTGCAAAAATGAAAAGAGATTACCAGATGATCGTGTGTAACGCTATCAGAACGCAGTTACCAAGACTTACGATTACAAACCCTATCATCATTCATTACAACTTCTATGAGCCGGATAAACAACGCGACAAGGGCAATATTTTTTCCTTTGCCGATAAAGTTTTTCAGGATGCTTTGCAGAAATGTGGAGTGATTAAAAACGATGGTTGGAAAGAAATCGACAACTTTACGCATGACTTCTATGTGGATAAGAAAAACCCAAGGATTGAGATATTCCTTGAAGAGATAGAGAAAGGACCGTTCGATGGCTGAGAAAAAGTATTTTTGGCTCAAAATGCCCCGGAACTTCTTTGAAAAACACTATATCAAGATACTTAGAGCAAAGGATAATGGCGATCTTTTGGTTATGTTCTATATATGGATGATTACAGAGTCAATCGACCATGAGGGCAAACTGCGATTTTCCGAAGATATTCCGTATGACGCAGAAATGTTGGCGGAAGCATCCGGTTTTGCGTTACAGATTGTTACACAAGCGTTACAACAATTTTCAAAATTACAGCTTGTGGTTACGGAAAGTGACGGCACACTATTTTTACCAAAATCTCTGAAAATGATTGGGTCCGAATCGGCATCCGCACAGAGGGTTAGGGAGTATCGGGAGAGAGAAAAAAACAAGACAAAACCCACTGAGACACCCGAAAACACTGAATGTAACGAACGTGTAACAGAGAGTAACGTTAATGTTCAAAAAGGTAACATAGAGAAAGAGTTAGAGAAAGAGTTAGAGAAAGAGTTAGAGAAAGAAAATAAAAAAGGGGGAAAGAGGGAAACTACCCAATCAATTTTTGAAAGGCTTCTCCCTGAGTACACCATCTCTGATGTAATGGCAGATAAACTTCGCGAATGGTTCAAGTATAAGACGGAACGGAAAGACGGATATAAGGAACAGGGCATGAAGTCGTTGTTAAAACAGGTTGCCAATAAGGTCTCTGTCTATGGAGATACTGCCGTATGCAATCTTATTGATGAATGTATGTCGAATGGATGGAAAGGCATTATTTGGGATAAATTGCAATCATCTTCTGCATACAGAAATAGCGGAGATCGCATTGGAAACAGAGTAAAGGATGTGGATGGCTGGTAATGGAAAGAGAAGAATTTAAGATTTTGGTAAAAGCTATGAAAGCTGTCTACGCACAGCCGACATTCATACCAGATAAAGACGCTTTCGATGTGTGGTATGGATTGTTACAAGATCTTCCGTATGAGCAGGCAAATTTGGCGATACAAAAGTACATGACGAGTGAACGTTTTCCACCAACCATCGCAGATATTCGCACTAAAGCAACGGAGATAATTGCTCCGGCGGAAGAAAGCATGAGCGAACTGCAGGCATGGGCGTTGGTACAGAGGGCGTTAAGGAACTCCGGTTATAACTCAGAAGAGGAATTTGCAAAACTGCCGGAGGCGTGCCAAAGAGCTGTTGGAACGGCGGCAAACCTCAAAGAGTGGGCGTTGATGGATTCAGACCAAGTGGCAACCATTGAACAGTCGCACTTTATCAGGAACTATCGGACTTCGGTGCAGCGGATGAAAGAAGAGGCACGTCTGCCGGAGAATGTAAGGATGCTCATAGCCGATATGGGGAAGAAACACGCAGCACTTATGGAAAAGGCAGTAGACCCACAGATAGAAATGCAAAAAATTGAAGTGCCGGAGGAAAAGACCGAACCACCATCCGGTATGTCAAACGAAACCAGAAAGAGACTGGATGAAATGTATGAGAAGTTCGGTAGAAAATAGACGGAGGAAAGGGCAGCGCGCATAAATCCTGGGAACCTCTGAAATGAATTGAGAAAATTATCATACAAAGAGATGAGGGAAAGAGGATTGTGTCCGAAGTGCGGTAAGGAAAACCCAACGCCGGAAAGATCCATGTGTCCTGACTGTGCTGCAAGAAATTCTGAATTACGCAAGCAAAACCGAAAATACCATGAAAGGATTGGGATATGCACTCATTGTGGGAAAAATCCAGCAGAACCTAACAAAAAGCTATGTTATGAGTGTTTGGGCCAATTTCAAGATAGTTATTCGGAAAAAGGAAAAACCGATGAACAGAAAGAGAAAGATCGGCTGAGGAAAAGGCAATTAAAACAGACACGCATCGAAAACGGACTATGCCCCAGATGCGGAAAACATCAATCACAGAATGGTGGTTTATGCCAGAGATGCAGGGCGTATCTGAAAAATTACAGAGACAAAAACCGATGCGATTTGTCACGTTCAGAGAGACCGGACTACGGCATTTGCTATATATGTGGCAAAAATCCAACAATGAAAGGGAAAAAGGTGTGTGATAAGTGTTATGAAACACGGCTGAGTACCTTACCGGCAATGTGGGAAAATGCGAGTAATGACTACTTCCGGCAGCTTAATTATGCGAGATTTTGCATGATAAAAAATCAAAGAAAGGAGAAAACGAGTGGATCAGATTTCAATGTTTGATTTAATGTACCCAACATTTAAGACTGACAACCCGGTGCGATTGATAGAATTGTTTGCCGGGGTTGGTTCCCAGGCGATGGCACTCCGTAATCTTGGCGTACCGTTTGAACATTACCTTATGTCTGAATGGGAAATGCACGCCACGGCATCATACAAAGCTATTCACATGGCGGACGATGATACTGATTACAGCGCAGAAATGAGTTCCGAGGATGTTATACAGGCACTTACTCAGTTGGGAATATCCGTGGATGGAAAGAAACCTCTCACGGAAGAGCAGATAAGGAGTCATTCATACAGTGACGCATGGCGCAGAGAATGTTACAACAACATAAAAGCCACGCACAACCTTGTCAACATTTGCTCAATGAGGGGGGGGTGATCTGGCAATAACGAATACTGACAGATACACCTACCTTATGACGTATTCGTTTCCATAAGACCTTGCCAGGACTTATCACTCGCCGGAAAGATGCGAGGAATGAAAAAAGGATCAGGAACACGTTCCGGGTTACTGTGGGAAGTTGAAAGACTTCTGAATGAGACAGAAAATCTTCCCCAGATACTTCTCATGGAGAACGTGCCACAGGTTATTAGTGCGGACAACATAGATGATTTTCATAGCTGGTGCAGCTTCCTTGAAAGCAAGGGATATAAGTGTTATACGCAGATTCTCAATGCAAAGGACTACGGCGTGGCGCAGAACAGAGAGCGATGCTTCATGGTATCTATTCTGGGAGATTATAATTACAAATTTCCGCAGCCGGTTCCACTGGATAAGACAATGAAAGATTATTTGGAGGACGAGGTAGACGAAAAGTATTATATCAACTCCGAAAAGGCGCAGAAACTCATCAAGGACTTACAAGAGAGCGGCCAGTTAGATGGCATCTCAAAAACCGTTAGGGGGGGGCAGAGGCTCAGTAGACAGGCATCATTGGGATGCGGTGTTACAGAAGTAGACAGCTCAGATGAACCATGAGCCGGCCATTGATTGTGGCTCATACGGGAACAGGCGGAGAAAGAGGACGTATAATGTCCCCGGATGGCATATCAGTGGCATTGTCGGCAACGGATTATAAAGATCCACCGAAAGTTTTAGTGGAGGAAAAAGTAAATGGCAGACAGAATAATCGTAGTCGGCTCACTGAACCCGGAAAAAGAAGTCCAGGACAGGGTCCGAGTTTTATCGGGGGGGGGGGTATTTGCCAAGCGATAAGGGCAACAGACTACAAAGATCCTCCGAAAGTGCTTGTGGAATCTACGACCCATACAATAAAGCATTGTACAAAATGATATGCCCTACCCTATTGGCGAGCGACTACAAACATTTGAAATATGTAATTGAGGAACTATGAAATGGCAAATAAGGTACGCTGCATACAACTGGGGAATATCGCCGTAGGAAAGAGCTGGGATAATCCTCAGAGCGGAAGAATTTATTCCGTAGACGGAATTGCCCCGACCTTAAACACTTGTGGGGGGGCAATTTGGAACCAAAGATATTAGAAATCAAGGAAAGGAAAGAAGATATTGCAGACCGGGATTAAGAGGTTAGGCAATATTCTCCCCACTTCCACGAGAGAGAACCCAAACCAAGGGCGAGTGTATGATACCGGCGGCATAGCTCCGGCGATTACGAGTGGGGGGGGGTACTGTACCTTGCATAATAACAGAGACGGAGGCGAAAACGTGGTTGAAAGAATCATTGTTGCAAGCAGAGGGCGAAACCCAAGCAATCCATCAGACAGAACCACAGGCGCACCAACGGAACAACGGTTAGAGCCAAACTCAGAGGGGTTGTGCAATACACTTACTTCCGTCCAAAAAGACAACTATGTTTTGGAGATAAGAGTAAATGAGGATTGACTTTGCGATATGCCGTTGCGTCAGAACTGAATACGGCAAAAGGATAAGAAAATTATACGAAAGCCACCAGATTTCAGAAAAAAGAGGCAATATGACTCAACTTGAAGCAAGAACTGATGGCATATCCAACACCCTCACAACTGTTCAAAAAGACAATCTGGTTTTAGAGATAAGGACGGTGGATGATGGATAGAGAGTATGTAGGCATCCGGCAGGCAACACAGAAAGGCTATATCGAATGTGAGATTGGCGGAGTTGCAGATTTCTCATACCCGACAAGTAAATTACGGCGAGGAAGAGTGCAAGGCGGCGGTCATGTATGCCCTACACTTACATCCCAAAGCATGGGGATTTGCCGTATTGAGAAAATTGTTCGGGGGGGGCAGGACGGTATGCAGCATAGTGACAATCTCGCGGAAAGGAGTACAGAAATGGCAAAAGTAGGGCAGATTTCCAACGAGGGAAGTCAATGCGGATCTGTTTATTCTGATAATGGCAATTCTCCAACGTTGACCGCCGGAACGCATGGAGATGCGAACTCAAAGGTTTGCACAGAGTACCGCATAAGAAAGCTCACTCCAAAAGAGTGCTGGCGGCTGATGGATTTCTCAGATGCAGATTTCCATAAGGCGGAGAAAGTAAATAGCAACACACAACTTTATAAGCAGGCCGGAAACAGTATCGTGGTAAATGTTCTGGTTGCAATCTTAGGGCAGTTATTCATCGGAAAAGAGGATGTATATAGAGACTGCAAGGTAAAGAAATAGGAGGCAATATGCAGAAATTAAAACAGATGGTGGTAATGAGAGAAAACCACGAAAGAGACGAGGGAACAATGGGATTTCACGATTATGTGACAGTGAAAGAGGACTTCAATAAATTTGTGGACAGAGTAACAGAGACTTGCGAAACAGTTAATGGCAAATTCTTGGGAGTTTCTTATCCTAACGAAGATACCGCCGTTATTCTGTATAGATGGTCTGACGGATTGCATTAAATTTTTTTGAAGAGAATGTTTAGTCAGACAAACGAAAACGTGAAAGAAAGGAGAAAAATCAGTATGTTTGGAAAAACAGAAAAGGAAAAACAGGAAGATAACAAGGAAGCAGACGTTGAGTATGCAGACTATGAGATCTGCCGGAAAAGCAAGGTAGGAGAGTATTTACAGACCGGTCAGGAGTTTTTTGTCGCTGATATGAAAAAGAAAAAGATTTACAGCTCCAATGACCTGAGACTGAGAGAACTGTCTGAAAAACTGGATTTAGAGCACACATTCGTATTCAAAGAAGCAAATTATATGTAAATCACAAGGAGGACGTATGAACGAACATAAAAGCAGTGCCGGAAAAGGCGGTATGGGATTTTTAGGAGCATTACAGATCGTATTCATTGTTTTGAAACTTTGCAAGCTGATTAAGTGGTCGTGGCCGGTGGTTCTCATTCCTTTGTGGATTGAGATTGCATGGATTGTACTTGTCCTGCTTCTGGTACTTATCGTGAGCATAGCAAAAGCAAACAGAAAATAACAGGAGGCAGATATGACACAGAAACAGTTAAGAGACCTCAATACAATCGTGGAAACCTACGGTTCGGATAAACAGGAAGATATGGCAATCGAAGAGTGTTCGGAACTCATCAAAGCCATTCTGAAATTCCGCCGGAGCAACGCAAAGGATTCCGATTTGAGAGACGCGGTTATTGATGAAATCGCAGACGTACAGATCATGCTCACACAGCTTGGAATTATTTTCAACTGCGTGGAAGAGGTCAATGAGCGTATTGATTTCAAGATCGACCGCCAGATGGGTCGAATTAAGGAAAGAGAGGCAAAACGTGATGTTTGTTAAGTCTCAGGATGGAGCGGTAGTTCTGAACAACGACAAGGTAACAGAATACAGCACGGACAGCAAATATGATGGGCGGTACAAGGTTGCTGCCCTCGTAGGAGAAAACAGAGTAGTGATTGGCAGATACTCTACGAAAGAAAAATGCAGAATGGCGATTTCAATGCTTATGGACTGCTACACCATGAATTTGCTGTTTGAAAGAGGACAGGATGAAAACCCCAGAGACTTAGTATGTGAATATGTGGCAGATCAATCGCTTGGAGTGTTCGAGATGCCGCAGGAGGATGAGGTCTATGAGGATAGGACTGATTGACGTAGACGGACACAATTTTCCAAACATACCTCTTATGAAACTATCGGCATGGCATAAAAGTATAGGCGATTCCGTTGAGTGGTACAGCCCATTATTTTCGGGACACATGGATCGTGTGTATATGTCAAAGGTATTCAGTTTCACACCGGATTACGAACATTTTGTAGATGCAGATGAGGTTATACGCGGCGGTTCTGGGTATTGCATAGAAACAGTAGATGGGAGAGAGATTTACCACAAAGAAAGAGACCATACACTACCGGAAGAGGTGGAACACATTTACCCAGACTACGATCTTTACCCTGAATTATGCAAAGATACGGCATACGGATTTCTTACAAGAGGTTGTCCAAGAGGCTGTAATTTCTGTCATGTTGAAGCAAAAGAGGGAAGATGTTCCCGTAAAGTTGCAGATTTGTCGGAATTTTGGAGAGGACAGAAAAATATAGTGCTGTGCGATCCGAACCTCATAGCTTGCAAGGACTGGAAAGATTTATTGCAGCAGCTCATTGATAGCAAAGCAAAGGTAAACATCAACCAGGGAATAGACATTCGCATTATGACAGATGAAAAAGCGGAAATGATAAGACAGTTAAGAGTTGACAGTGTTCATTTTGCATGGGACCGGTACGAAGATAAAGAACTTATTGTACCAAAGTTCAAAATGTTCAAGGACATAACTGGATGGAAAGCCAGAAAAACAAGCGTGTTCGTTCTGACGAATTTCGACACAACAATCGAGCAGGATTTGGAACGGATATATACCCTAAGAGATATGGATTACGACCCGTATGTAATGGTATATGACAAACAACACACAAAGGGCGGAGACACCGTTAGATTACTTCAAAGGTATGTGAATAACAGAAAAATTTTCAAAACCATAAAACGGTTCGAGGACTACAATCCGCGAATGGGATAGGAGGACACTATGAACAAAGAATTTTATAGAGGGGAAATCTTCTATATCCGCAACGAGAGTGAATATAGCGGAAATGTACAGGGGGGGGGTAGACCTGCGGTAATCATAAGCAATGATATTGGCAACAATGCAGGCCCCATATTGGAAGTGGTTTACCTTACCACTCAGGAAAAGAAACCGTTGCCGACACACGTTAAAATCAACAGTTCAAAATATCCGTCCACCGTGCTTTGTGAGCAGATTGATACGGTAAACAAGGATAAGGTTGGAGATTACATAGGGCAGTGTTCTATGGCGGAAATGAAAAAGATTGATGCAGCGTTGGCAGTAAGTATCGGCATTGGAATTAACATCAAATCGAATGATCTGGTAAAGAAGTGGGCGGAAGCTGCAAATGAAGCAGTGAAGCCAGACGAGAAAGAACCTGAACCTATTGCAGAAAAGGTGGAGATGCCGGACATTGAGACACAGTTGGAAATTGCAAAGATAACTGCTGAGAGGGACGTATACAAACGATTATACGAGGAAGCAATGGCACGGAGATAGGAGGAAACATGGCTCTAATAAAGAGAGACAGAGAAAACTTCTGGATATTAAATTGGCTTGATGAGTACATGACCGGTCATAAAGGATTTATATGTGGAGGATGTTTCAAAAACATATTCAATAAAGAAAAGGTAAAGGACCTTGATATTTTCTTTGAGAATGAAAGCGATTTTGATGATGCGGTACAGTATTTTGACAGTCAGACACCAGGATATGACGGAGACGATGTAAGAGATGAGAAATATCATTTCCACTACGAAAACGACAATGTAAAGGCATACAAACACATTGAAACAGGTGTTGTGATTGAACTTTGTTGCAAAATATTTGGAAAACCGGAAGAAATTCTGAATAAGTTCGATTTCACAATCACGAAGTTCGCATATTACAAAGAGGAAGTAGAGGATGAAACTGGTGCGGTAGCGAAAAGACAAGAACTTCCGTTTGAAACTCTGGAAGATGAGCATTTCCTAGAGGAAATTGGAATACCGGAAACACACATTGAGTACAAAATCCTGATGGATGATGCGTTTTTTGAACATCTGCATCTTAAACGGATTGTAATTGATAAAGATATTCCGTTTCCAATGAGCACTTTTGAACGGATGCTGAGATATGCAAAGTACGGATATTTCCCATGCAAAGAAACAAAGATGAAGATAATCAATGCACTTAGGGATTTGACAGACGAACAGGTTGAATTATCTGAAAGCCTTTATGACGGCATGGATTAAGGAGGAAAGATGAAAAAGACAGCGAGAGTAATTATCACATCAAAGTGCGACCGGAAGTGCCCGGGGTGCTGCAACAGCAAATTGGACTACACATCATTGGCGAAAGTGATTGGCGGTATCACGGCATTAAAGGACTATGAGGAAGTTGTGATTACCGGCGGAGAGCCTATGATAAATCCGGCACAGCTCTACACAGTCATTAAAATGCTCAGAAAGCAGAATAAGAGACAGAAAATCTATCTTTATACGGCTTGTCTGACAATGGACGATCATCCGGTAATTTTAAAACACTTGGATGGTATCACAGTAACAGTCCATGCAGAAGCCACAGATGAGGATATTCGTAATCTGAAATACATGAGTTCCAATCTCTACGATGAGGACTTGGATATGCGCCTGTTTATCGACAAGAGGGTGTACGACAGGTACGACTTATCTAATATCTGCATGAAAACATGGGATGTAGTGAGAAAACTGGAATGGAAAGAAAAGTGCGATCCGGCAGAAAACGAAGAACTGTTTTTGTGGAATCTTTATTAAGGAGGCTGCCATGGAAACTTATAGAGTTGTATCAATTACAGACAGAAAAGGCAATCCGAGAATTGAGGGCAGATACCCTCTCAGAGTAGGGAGAATGTGCAAGAAACCCACTCCAAGAAACGGAGATGCCATGATGATTGAATGGTTGGCTCAGCCGGATGGAACACCGTATGTCGGCATGATTGTTACGAGTACAGTTATCGGATTCAAGACCGAGGATAGAGGAAAATACATTGAGGTAACAACCAGAAATTCAATCTACACATTTGAGAGAGTATGAGAGAAACAGAAACTTTTGAGTATATCCGCCGGAAGTACCCGGACAAGGAAGAAACATGGAGAAAAGTCACACGGCTTGTTAAGTTTGATGAGAATTTGGAAGTAAAGAGTGTGCATGACTTCAACATGGAGTGCTACATATCATCATTTGGCAGACTCATACGGAATGGGATCCTATGCAATATGGCATACGGAGATAAATACGATATTTCCAGTATGTTCACAGATACAGACGGAAACCAAGTGCGATTTAAGAGACACCAGATAGTTATGCAGACGTTCTACATGGGTAACAGACGGCGGTATGACACAGTAGACCATATAAACAACAGAGAGAGGTTCGACAACAGCATATACAACCTGAGATGGGCTGATAAAAGAGTACAGTGCGGAAACCGCAGGGACAAGCCGGGGAAACATCGCATGGTTATCTGCATAGGCGATGAGGAAGAAATCTTTTTCTCATGTCGTGAGGCGGAACGACTGTACAATCTACCGCCGAACTCGGTCGGTAAGGTATGCCGCGGAGAACTAGAATCCATATATGGTTACAGATTTGGATATTTATAAGGAGATCGGAAATGGGAAAAGATTGGACCGGAAATGGCAAGAGCATTTTTACAACTCTTGGTGCATCCAACCACACAGAGAAAGAAAGAGAGATTAACGACTACTATGCGACAGACCCTATCGCAGTAGACGCATTGTTACAGGGGGGGCAGAGCTGAATCATAAGATTTGGGAGTGCTCTGCAGGACAAGGACACTTATCAGAACGTCTCATAGAACTTGGGTACGAGGTACGCAGTACGGACCTTATCGACAGAGGGTATGGAGAGGGCGGAATAGACTTCTTGCAGACAACAGAAATGTGGGATGGCGATATTCTTACCAATCCTCCGTACAAGTACGCAAAAGAGTTCATTGAACACGCAATGACGATCATACCGGACGGGAGAAAGGTGTTCATGTTCCTTAAATTACAGTTCTTGGAGGGAAAGGCAAGAGGCGAGCTGTTTAAGAAATACCCTCCGAGATATGTATATGTGTCACGCAGCCGTATTCTGTGCGCCAAAAATGGAATGTTTGAGGAAATGAAAGCCGGAGGCGGAAGTGCAGTTGCGTATGCGTGGTATGAGTTTCAAAAAGGTTATAAGGGAGTGAGCATTATTAAGTGGATAAATTAGATTTTGGTTACTACAACATGGACTGTATGGCCGGCATGAAACTTTTCCCTGATAAATACTTTGATGTGGCAATCGTAGACCCACCATACGGAATCAATGCGCCGAACATGGCGATGGGAACCAATAAGAGCCGGACGAAGAACGGTTATCCAGCCGAAAGCACTGCAAGCAGATTGAAACGGAGTGGACAGGTAAAGGAATGGGATAGCAAACCGCCAACGGAGGAATACTTCAAAGAATTGTTCCGCGTATCGAAAAATCAGATTATATGGGGCGGAAATTATTTCAATCTGCCACCAACAAAGTGTTTTGTTGTATGGGATAAGGTGCAGCCGTGGGATGCCTTTTCACAAGCGGAGATTGCGTGGACTTCTTACAATCTCCCGGCAAAACTGTTCAGATACTCAAACACTGGCGGAACAAATTCAGAGAAGCGCATCCATCCAACCCAGAAACCGATAGCATTGTACGAATACCTCGTAGGTGTTTTTAAGCTATCGGGGGGGGTGGTGCTTGACACCCACGTAGGATCCGCGTCAAGCCTCATAGCATACCATAGAAACGGTGTGAAGTTTGTAGGGTTTGAGATAGATACCGAGATGTATGAGGCCTCAAATACAAGGTTAGAAAGAGAAAGAGCACAATTATCACTATTTGATTTGGGAATGGAAAGGAACGATAACAGATAAAAGGAGGAGAAACATGAGGGTAAAAAAGGTTTGCAGATGCAAAACTTGTCAAAAAATGTACCCCAACGGAATTGTGGAGATATGTAATTGCGGAACTATTTTGGGAGAAAAGATACCGAAAGCTGAAAGATTAAGCAAAATGCTCATCCCAGGCGCAACAATTACATTCAATCCAGAGACATTTCAAGGATATGAAGAGGGGGTATTAAGAGCGACCGATAATTGCGAAACTGTTGTTGCAAGAAAAAGATTTTTACGAAGATGGGAGGTTATTTAGCTGATGAGCAGTTCGACAGAGATATATGCGGTAGATTTTGACGGAACACTCTGCGAGAACAGATGGCCGGAAATAGGACCACCGAATAAGAAATTGATAAGCTACCTTATTCGCAAAAGAGAAAACGGAACAAAACTCATCCTCTGGACGTGCCGGAATGAGGAACAGACGCAGAAAGCAGTGGAGTGGTGCAAACAGTACGGATTAGAGTTTGATGCAGTCAATGACAATCTGCCTGAGTTGGTAGAAAAGTTTGGAAACAATACCAGAAAAATATGTGCCACCTGTTACATTGATGATAATGCAGGAAACAGAGAGGACTATGGTATTCCTTATTTTGCAGAACCGGATCTTGCGAATGACACAGTTATTAAATACCCAGTTGGCAGCGAGTGGATATTGAAATGCGATGGATTCGAGATACCTGTTTGGATTAAAAAAATGAGCATGATCGACAACTGGATTTTGGCTGTGAGTATAAGCGATGATCCGAAGTACAAGTATTTCAAAGTCCGCCGGGAATCGGAATGGTTTGACGGCAAATTATTTCCAAAGGAGCGATAGGAGAATGAAGAAAAATAAAGTAAACCCGAAAGAATTTGACTGTGGATGCTGTGGGAATCAGATTTATAAGAGCCGCCTCAGAGATGATGTGAGATGTTGTTATTGCGGCTACGTCAATCATGTAGGGAAGTACGTCAGGAGGAAACGCAATGGATAAAACAAAGATAGAATGGGCTGACAGCACATGGAATCCCATAACAGGTTGCCGTCACAAATGCCCTTATTGTTATGCAAGAGGTATTGCTAACCGGTTTGTATCAAGAAAAGGCTGCCATCTGGTAGAGCCGGAAACGTACAAACTTACGAGAGATGATGGCTCAAAAGTCTACGAAATCAATGAGCAGCCGTATTATGTGGACGATGAGACCGGGAAACAGTACAGATGTGCTTATCCACACGGATTTGTACCGACAATACACAGATACCGCATGGGAGAATACAGAGACAAAAAGAGGCAGAGAAATATCTTTGTCGGATCAATGTCGGATGTGTTTGGAGAGTGGGTTCCTGATAGATGGATCAGGGAAGTGTTTAATGCTTGTGAGAAAGCTCCGCAGCATAATTACCTCTTCCTCACGAAGAATCCCGGAAGATATATTGAGCTGCATCATTACGGAGAATTACCACTCAGAGATAATATGTGGTACGGAACGACAGTCACAGATCCAGATACGGAGTATATGGGACAGGACGGACACTATGAGTTCCATACGTTTTTGTCAGTAGAGCCTATACTGGCAGACTTTGGAGAGCTGAGTGAGAAATCATACATCCCGGAGTGGATCATCGTAGGAGCGGAGACTGGCAGCAGAAAAGATAAAGTCATACCAAGACGAGAATGGATAGAAAATATTGTTGAACAGTGCAGAAAGTACAACATACCGGTATTTATGAAACCAAGCCTCACGGACATTTGGGGCGAAGAACTCATTCAAGAGTTCCCGAAAGCTCTTATCCATGCCTGATTTATTTCGGAGCATTGATAAAAATATGGTTAAATCGCCGGTAGCGTACTGCAAAACACATAAAGGGTATCTATCAACGAAGCAAATGAAAGTCCATAAGTGCCTGCAGATAGGATGCACTGGACTAGAAAGGTTGGAACATCCCTACTGGGATGAACGCCAACGGAAAAAGGATGAAGCAAAGAGGAAAAAGAAACAACAGTAAATTGGTTCACGTTTCATTTGATGAAGTGGAAAAGTTCATACCGAGAATACCGAAACAGATTTGCCCCAATGAGGACAACACCACTCCGAGAATATGCGCAGCACCGAATGTATTAAGTGCAATCCAAGCGATGCCGCAAGGCGGAACAGTAGTGTACAACATGGCGAGGATTGGTGTACCGGTTGTTATCCATGCGTATTACATAGAGAGTGATGCTATCCTCATGCCGGAGCAAATAGCGGATAAAGTGCCGGATGCCGTTGCCACAGGAGAAATGTGGGTTATGGCAGTTCCAACAGCAGTCTGCCGGATAGACTATAAGATTATTGATCCGTATGTGCCTATGAGGATTGACCGGAACGGCACGAGAGAACGATTTCTTGTATGGTACGGAGAATTGAAAAGGGTTCGGTATCAGGATAATTGGAGAAATCTATCTGCCAGAACAGCCAGAAATCAAAAGGCGGTAGAGTGGTTTATGGAAAATAAACCTGATATATCGTACAGAACATTTATGTCAAATATGGACGATGAACTATTGAAATCATTCCATGTGGAATTACAGGAGGTATGGGAGTGAACAAACAGAAGAAATTAGCAAAACAGAACACGCCGTTGTATAAGAGAGTACCGACACTTAATCTGGTGGACTATTCAGATATAAAAGTGCCGCTAGTAGTGATATATGACAGCCCGAAAGACTTTCCGGGAAAAGTGGTGGCAAGAGTATGGGACGGAGAGAAGAATCGGCCAACGAATGTTTACTGCGAATATGAAAACCTTAAAAGATGCGAAGATGATGTAATGTCAGCCGGATTTATTTTTAAGTTCCCAAGGACACCGGAGGACGATGCGTGCATTGTTGAAACATACATGAGATAGGAGGATCACAATGGCAAAGAAAAGAAGTTGCCGCAGAACTGCGGACGAGGATAAGATTCACGAAAAAGCCGTAAAGATGCGGAAAATGACAGATGAGCAGTTGGTACATTATGTTGAGGACAGAGTGGAGAAAGCCAGAAGTGAGGGTTTTAATCAGGGTAAAAAGTCCTCCGGCGGAGCGGATATTAACAAATTTCTCAAAGAGATTTCCTCAATCAAAGGAGTCGGAGATGCTACAATCTGCAAAATTGCGGATCATTTCAGAAAGGCAGGAAACCAGAATGAATAAGACGGCTTTGCAGAGGTTCGAGGAACGGAACGAAAAGGCGTGCTGCCTTAACTGCGAAAAGCTGATAGTTAAACACACAAAGACAGGACATATAAATTTCTGCGGAGAGAGCGAGAAAATCATTCTGGATATGTTTCTTGATGTCGGAACCAACTTCTCAGGGTGCAAATATGCAAGAAAGGAGTCAGCCGATGATTAAAACATGGTTCAAGGAGTACGAAAAGATCAAGGACAAGGCAGTTGTGGTATATCCGTATGAATGGGATTGTATGTCAGAGAAACAGCGGAATAAGATTCTTTCTAAGAAAACCGTTATTATGAGCGGAGAAAGCGGATATGCCTGTAAATATTATGAGATTATCGGAAACGTGAATAATCTGTCTGACCATGACTGTGCAATCATAGCAGACGGTGGAAACCTCTGTTTTGGTTACAGAATGGAGGGACAGAGAATAGTAGTATATACAGATTAAGGAGGATATGCGATGATTACAGCAAAAGAATTGGCAGAAAAGCTCAATGGGAGAGCATACGGAGATAGTTTTGACGATGTGAAGCAGGAAGCAAAGGAAAGCGGTCTGGTTATTGTTTACGGTGCATCTGATGACCTCATGGAGTTTGATGGGGCAATCTATGATGAGGGCGGTTGCTTCGATGGAGGAAGAGTATACTTTGACAGAAACGGTGTGGATCAGGAGGGAGAAGAACGTGCAAACTGGATAGATGTTGTCTGGTGTGATGGCATGAACAGGGACGGACTTCCGGCAGCATGGACTTACAAAACAGACATTCCTTGCGAACACTTTGACATCTGGGAAGATGGGGAGATTTATTGTGTAGGTCTTGTATTCTCAATCGAGGATCTGAAATGAAAACCGCTGAAACTGTAGCACTGGAAAAAGCAATCAGACTGGCCACAAGAAAGACCGGTGTATTTGGCTGCTATGAGGTAACAATCGGATTTTGCGGAAGAGAAAGAGTTGATTACATGACCTATGACACCAAGGGAGTGTTCCGGTGCTATGAAATTAAGGTGTCGAAAGCGGACTTCCATAGTGCTGCTGCAAAATCCTTTGTAGGCCATTACAACTATTATGTTCTCACAAGGGAATTATACAATCAGGTCAAGGAAGAGATACCGGACTGGATTGGTGTCTATATCGGAGATTACTGCGCTAAGAAAGCAAAGAAACAGGATTTATCCGGCAGAGAGTATAAAATGCGCCGTTCAGTCAATGGACGCAGTACAGAGGTATCTACTCTGTGGGTAGATATGCTCAAAGAGAGCATGATTCGTTCGTTGTATCGGGATTCTGATAAGCTGATACAGACGGAGGATGAGCAGTATATAAGCCGTCTCAGAAGTCAGATTGATAAGGCAAGGACTGAAAGAGACAGAGAATCCAAGAAGTACCTCAGATTATGGAAAGCCGTAAGGAAAGAATTTGGCGATGAAAAGGCATGGGAGCTCATAGAAAAGGCAGAGGAATAAAACCTCTGCCTTAAATCATTTTCTGCCATTTATGGCAATCACTACATCATCAAAACCAGAATCGGAGTAGCAAGTCCCCTCATCAGAGAGCGTTGTTCCCGGCTGCAATTCCTGGTTATCGTCCATGAAAGACAATTCACTGAAATTTACCATCTCCCCATCTTTTAGATACACTACATCCATCCACACGAAATCCGCAGGAGAGTCCCCGTTGTTCGTGACAGATGCAACAATGCCTGCATCGGTCGTGTTGTAATCAATCGAAAGATCATCATATACCGGAGAGAAGTCCTTTTCCTCATTTACGGACATCGTATAATCGAAGCTGCTTATTTTATCCCATTCATCGAATGTGGTCCATATCCCGGCAGTCTGACCGGGAGCAACAGCCTTTGTGCCGTCACTGGAAGAACCAACCATACCGCCGGAAGAATCGAGTGCGGTCACGTTCAAATCAATGCTGACAACCTTATCGGAATTGTTCGTAACATACATAACGTAATACATGAATGAATCATCAACCGTACATGAGTATTCCTTGGTTTCCATCATATCAGCAAGGTTCTCTTTTTGTTCGGTTTCGGCGGTGGTATCAACTGCGGTATTTCCACTCTTTGTTGCGGTGCTGTTTCCGCATCCGACCAATAGGACGGCAGATAACAGCAACACAGCTAAATATCTCATTTTCATAGGCATATCCTCCATGTTCAATGTTTAGTACATTATACATCAATGTATAAAATAACGCTACTTTATTCGCTCGCCTTGAAATTATAGACCGGCTTCAATACTGCGAGAATATCAACGGTATCTTTGATACAGTCCATGATTTCCTCAATCGGTTTGTATGCCATCGGAGCTTCATCTATGGTTTCCTCAGATACGGAAGTGGTGTAGATGCCGGACATAGAAGCAGAATAATCGCTCAAAGAGAGAGTTTCCTTTGCTTTGCTCCGGGACATAAGCCGGCCAGCTCCATGCGGCGCAGAACAGTTCCAATCATCATTGCCCTTTCCGGTTCCGAGAATACAGCCGTCACGCATATTGATAGGGATAAGTACCTTTTCTCCGAGTTTTGCAGAGATAGCACCCTTGCGGACAATATTAGAATCGTGGTCTATATAGTTGTGGATGCACTCAAAGTAATCCGGCATATCAGCATCAACTCCCCATCCCATGTGATTGCAGATGATTTGCGCGATCATCACACGGTTGAAATATGCAAACTTCTGGCAGATACGCATATCATGTAAATACTGCTCCCGGTACTTTCCATCCAAGTAGCACAGATCCTTTGGCAGCTTCGGAGTGGTGGCACGGAAATTCTCACGCAATTCTTTTAAGGCAGCCTCAATCTCAGACTTTCTTCCGGCAGCCTTGTATTCCTCAATGAGCTTATCCTGACGCTCATACAAATCGTCCTTGCCACACATCAATTCGTAGGCAAGATTCTGGTAATAATCCGCCACCTGTTTTCCGAGGTTACGGCTACCGGTATGAATAACCAGATACTTATATCCATCCTCAGCAACATCAACCTCAATGAAATGGTTCCCGCCGCCGAGAGTTCCGATAGAACGCTCAATACGCTTGGTGTCTCTCAATTCGCGGTAACAGTAGAGGTCTTGTAATTCGCCAAAACGCATAACTCTACCGTCATGCACATTTCTTCCACTAGGGACATAGGTACGAATGACATTATCCAATTTTTCAAAATCAATATCTCCGTGTCCGATGCTCACGCAGAGCATACCACAGCCAATATCTACTCCGACAATGTTCGGGATAACCTTTTCTCCCAGGTCTGCCGTAAATCCGATTACACAGCCTTTACCGGCATGAACATCCGGCATAATGCGAACCTTGCAGTCCTTAAAGGCATCCTGAGACAGAAGAGTGTTGATCTGTTCAAGTGCTTCATCTTCAATGGTTTTTGCGTATACTTTCAAATTGCTCATAGTGTCCTCCTATACTTTGTATGTTTTATGATTTTCAGAGTTTCCGTTGTATTTTGTGAATGGGCGAACCCATACACGTTTGCCTGTTTTAGTGGTTCGGTAGAAGCCTCTCACACTTACCTGTTCCGTAGGCTTTGTATATTGCCGTTTTGCTCCCGGATGTGCCGGAATGGGACGGTTATCAATGCGATACGTTGTGATGAGCGGAGTTGTACCGCCGGAACGCTGTATGCGTTTCTTATGGCTACTGGAGATATGTTTCTCTTTCTGATCCGCTGTCTCAATGCAGTTGCGGTAATGAGTGGCAAAGCACATGAGAGAGTGGAACTTCAATGCCTCTTTGTACGGCGTTCTGTCGGCAGCCAATATCATCTGAGCTGCCTTGCGTTTTTCCTTACTTAAAGTAACCGGGAAAATGAGTTCGCCTATCTTCTGAGACTTCGGATCATATCTGTAATTACAGACATACACACCGGCCATATACAGGTGCAACCGCGCAAACACACCCTCAGATTCATAATAGAATTTTATATCTTCCTCCGGCAGCTCAACGAGAGCGGAGGGGATAGGGATGCGGAACTCTTCGGCATCCAACCAATCTTTATTTTGTTCGTACCAATCAATGATCTTTTCAACCTTTTCGTTTGTATCAATGATGATTTTATTGCAGTTTGTAATATCAATCATGCCTAAGACCTCCATTTCTTCAATGGCTCCTTATAGCATTTGTCTATTTGGACACGTTCTTATCAAGCGGCATCGTGCGCTCCGCCGGAGATACGCGAATGTCAGGAGATCCCACTATCCTTATCCGGTTTCGCATTAAAGCCGGAAAACCTGTCAACCAACAAAGGGATGGTGTATGCCGTTATCAACCCTCATACCGGCAGCAGTTTTCACATTAAAAACTGCCAGAAACCTGTTACACGACACTCAAATAGACAAATCTTATAAGGAACCATTACTATATATGCGCCTCATTTGGGGCGGTAAATAATATCAACGTGGGAATCTAATGCCTGTTCAATCTTTTCGTCCGTAACACCCAAGTAACGAGCCGTAACGGCGGCGGAACTGTGCTGATACAGGCGGCGGACCAGTTCAATGTCCTTTCCATTCTTGTAGTAAATCTCTGTTCCGAAGTATTTACGGAACGAATGGGTGGATATATCCTCATATTCAGGACCGAGCCAGTCGCAAACCTTTTTCAGATGCTTTTGCACTGCCCGGACACCGATAGGGAATATCAGATCATCGCCCTCAATGCCATCAGAGTCCGCATATTCAAGGAGGAAGTTGTAGACCTGTTCCTGGACCTTGAAACGGCGAACCTTTCCGGTCTTATGCTCAACGATATTGAAAGCGTGGCCGGATGGTGTCTTGATGAAAGAGGAACGCCGGAGGGAGAGTGTGTCTCCAATACGCAATCCTACATTCGCCTCAATAACGAGGATCGTAGCAATCCGGGGATTAGGCTGTATGCAGTCTCCAATGCCCTCATATAAAGTTTTTATGATAGTCTCGTACTGTTCATGCGTACAAGCCGTTGTTGTCTTTCCTGCCATTCTAACCATCCTCCTACTTACTGATTTTTCATCAAACCGGCAACGACATTGTTGATTGCCGTCTCAGATACAAACCCACCTTGCAACCTTACCGGGGAAAGAGAACCGTTAGGGAGAAAAAGCATATCGCCATGACCCATGAGCTTTTCGCCGCCGGCCATATCCAATGCGACCATAGAGTTTGTGACTGTACCAACACGGAGACAGATCTTTGTAGGCATATTTGCCTTAATCAATCCAGTAACAACCTTTGCAACCGGGTACTGTGTAGCGATTACAAGGTGGATGCCACAGGCACGGGCTTTCTGTGCAATTCTTACAATATGTCCCTCAACGGATTTTCCACCCATGCTCATAAGGTCGGATAACTCATCAATGAAAACTATGTCACGCCTCATAGGAGCATCTGCGAACTTTGTATTATAGCTGTCAATGTCACGGCAGCCGGTAGAGGCAAGAATGGAGTAGCGGCGATCCATCTCAATACAAAGGTTCTTCAATAGTTCAACCGCACCATTTACCTCAGATACAACCGTACACGCTGCAAGGTTCTTGTAATACTCAAACTCTGTTGCTTTTGGGTCAATGATATATAAGTGCATCTGTGCCGGATTCTTTTTCATCAATAGAGACAAGATGAGGTTATGCAGAACGATTGATTTACCAGATCCTGTCATACCAGAAATGAGGATATGGCAAGCCTTGGCAATATCAATGTAATGCTTGGAACCGTCAACCGCCATGCCGATCGCCATTGTGAAACCACTGGAGGACTGATACTCATTATCAATGAGCATATCGCCCAGGAACACGGTTTCTGTACCGGTCGGAACCTCAATATACACATAGCCATTATCAAATCTCAAAGAGGCGTTGCAATGTAAAGCTGCCTGAAATTCCTTTTCATGTCTCAAAATGGCTTGCACCTGAGTTCCGGGAGCCGGTTCAATAACATACTGTGTAAGGCGTGGTCCTTGATTGATTTTTGCAAGGGTGGAGCGGAGGCGGAAAGAGTTCAATACACTCAATATGGTTTCGGCTTCGTTCTTTACTCCATGAGATCCCCATGAGGTGTGATAAGTCATATTGCCATCAACGGCAGGGAAGATATACGGCTTTGTAAGTTCATACGCCGGAGCGGTGGCAGCGGTCTGTCTCTCTGCGGACTCTTTCAGTCCTGCATTGAGAAGTGTGCGGGCCTCGCTGTGTTTTCTATTTGCGGTCAATGCCTCCATACAGTTAATAAATACGCTTTTCTTTCTCATGGTTCTCAATCCTTTCTTTACCGGATGCCGGTAGTACACAACTTTCTGTTTAATGCCTGTAATTCTTTGATGTGTATGTCAATAGCTTTCTGCGATTCAGTGTCACATACAAGGCGTTGCGCCTGCCCTGCGTTCTCTATCATCGTCAATACACTGTCACTCAATAATGTCTGTTCTCTATCTGTCAATGAAATAACTACCACGTTCATACCTCCTACCACATATCATTACTTGAAAAAGTATTCAAAAGGATCTCATTGTCGGTTTCTGTTATATCCAGATAGTTGCCGGAATCATCAATAATACTCAATGCTTTTTCTTTGGTTATAGGTCTTTTCTCTGCGCCTCTAAAAGCGAAGCCATATCGGAACATCAAAGGCTTTTCGGATGCCTCAACAACTTCCCTTGCCTTGGCTCTGTCCAAGGTACCTTTATAGAATGACATTTCTAACATTTTGTGTTACCTCCATATTACAACGTGTTACATATCGTTACAATGTAACGGATTAGATCAAAATACTCTCAATCAATCGGCGGTTTCCGGGTGTAACCTCTCCGCCGTAGTTGGAAACGGTTAGAATCAGGTCAATAGCCGTTCTCAATCCTCGAAGTTCGGCAGATACCCGACTGCGCTCATTGTGGTAATTTTTCAACGCCTCACGCTGAATAGGAAGCTCAATAGAAAGCTCAAAGCGTGTGCGGCGCGGTGTGGATGGGTTGTTATAGGTGCGATCCATTGCATCAATGGCAGCCATGCGGCGATCCTCTTCAATGCTCATGCGCTTTTCTGTTGCTTCAAGGCTTGACACCTTGGCCTGCAGTAACTCAAAACTGCTCATACCGTTCTCAATTCTCAATGCTGTATTATTCATGGTTTCTTATCCTCCTAAACTCAATATGTTATGCTGTGACTACTTCATAATTTGCCGGGATCCTGGTTGCTGGCATATAACGGCCGGATGATTGGCAGAACCAGAAAGGGCGTTTGAACTGATACGCCGCGGCGTGTTTCAATAGTTCGATGCTTTCCCCAGTGTGGAGAGTAAAGCGGATCACTGCGCCGACAGGTAAATTTTTCAATGCGTGCGGATCTTTCTTTACTTCAATGTTCTTTCTGCATCTCTCGCGCCAGTTATTGGCATATTCTGAATCAGTAGGGGAGAGAAGAGAGAGAATAGAAGCCGGGCAATGATCTTCACATGGTCCAGAACTTTCTCCCATCGTCTTAACTCCAAAGTTGAAATAATCCCGGCTGTTGGTGTGCGTCAATACAACGGCGGCGGCTGTCTCTGTCTCTCCGGTACTCAATTCTGTTATTTTAATAGCTGCATAGTATGTACTTCCTACCATTGCGGACCGTACAACTTCGGCTTTCCTGGTGTCGTTCTGCCAGGTGTAAAGCTCGTCAATCTCTGTTTTCCGGTCAATAGCTCCGGTTCTGGTGTAGTGTGTAGCGTGTGTGTAATCCCATCCCATAATATAAAGGCCTCCTTAATCCTGCACCGGTTCACATTGTAAGCGGTGGTTTTTGTTGAATGTTATCAATATACGTTTTGTGTGGTTTCTCTGTTTGAAATCCTCAAAGAATTTTATCAATGTATCATATTTGAAATAGTGCAAGCCGATTTCTGCATACTCAATATAGCGGCTGTCTGTTATATAGATTCCCTGGTTGTTTCCGTATTTCTTGAAAAACTGCATTTTCTCTATATACTCATCAATATTTACGGTTTGCCTCTCTTGCAGATGTTCCAATACTGCGGAGCGGTTCAGATATTTATAAGCCATCCTAAAGCCTCCGATCTCTCAATATATCCGGCGGAGCCGGGGCGGCTGATCCGCCGCCGTCCGCCTTACTCTGCGCAATGATCCAACTTATCTTTTATATCTTCAATATCTGAATTGATGCGCTCAATACTTGCATAACGCTTGCTGTTTATTTTTTCTTTGAATGTCTCAAAGTAAGAAAGAGCATAAGAAAAATAATTCATCTTGTTAGACACGCCACGCGCCGCGGTTGCGTCCTGACAATTCAAAACGGCGTTAGATAATAAAATTCTAGTTGCGTCAATGCGTTTCTGTAGTTCGGCTATCTCATTTGTATAGTCGGCGTTGTCTGCCTCTGCCTGTTTTCTGGTCCGTCTCAATGTTTCCGCCCTCTCCATCAATGCGAAGCGGTGAGGGCGTAACAAGTAGCCGCTTTTGTCGATATGGTCCGCAATATCCGCAGATCGTTTTTCGTTTCCGTAAAATGTGTTATATGGTTCGTATGTGAAACGTGCGCCGCTGCCATCCGTGGCGGTCAATACTAAGGATTTTATATAATCGTTTCCGCGTCCGTCCGTGCTCTTTCTGACATCGTCCAGAGTATACCGCCGGGAAACATTAAATATTTTTGTTTCTGGTTCTTTTATATAGCTTTTATCCTGGGCGATTATAAAAATGCTTTCAGTCTGTTTCTTGCGCAGCTCTTCAAAGTCTCTGACACCATAACAATGATCAATGTCAAATTCTCCGGTAGTAGTGCGATAGTTCCAATACTTCGCACCCTCGCGGCGCGTCCCGTCAAATTTTCCACTGCTTAATATTGCATAATATAAACCGGATTTATAACAATGCACACCAGGAACGACAAACAAAACAATTTTACATTTTGCCGGGTTCATCGCTTCGGCTACTGCCTTTTTAACGGTGTTTACTGTGAAACGGTCCGCCGATTCTGTAATAAAGTAAGGCTTTTCAAAGTCGAATCCGTCCACATCATGCGCAAACTGTAAAGCCTTATTATTCAACGATAAAAGATTTTTAATAGATTCATTCATAATATAACCCCCTTTCTAAAATACTTCACTTGTGAATCCGGCGGCGGTCAATGTCTCGAATTGTTCCCGGATAAATTTGGAACTTGTTTTCTTGTCCGGCTTGCTGATCGGTGCCGTGCATCCGTGATATAATGCAACGTGCTTTTTGTCTGTATCAATAATAATAGTTAAATTTCTATATCCGTAACGGTTATAACTTGCGTATTCTTTTCTCATGGTGTTGATCTCCTATATTTTGAGAGGGAGCGCCCCGGAGGGCGCGCGCCTCGTTATTGTCAATTAGTAGTTTTCAAAGTATTCATTAAGGGCAGTTTTTTCGTCCTCTGTGAAAATACGGTCAATAGCTGCCGCGGTGCGCTTGCAAGCCTTAAAAGCCTTTAAGCCTTTGCGGACCTGATCCGCTCCGCCGTCAATATATCCGAACTCTGTTAAAAAGTCCGCTTCATCTGTGCAGCTCTCAACACAAGAAGCATCAGACAAGATACAATATAAACAATCTTCTTTTGTCGGCTCATGCGTTGCGCTTGGGTTGCATTGATAATCAAAAGTGTAGCGGCGATTATTTGCCGGGTTGATAATGCGGCACTTGTAGAGAATGTGGGACGGTGAAAAAAGGTCCTTTTGTTCGTCTGCCTCTGTTGCTGTGAATTTCAAAGAATCAATAATTTTTTCTGCTGTCATGGTCTTTCCCTCTCTTTTTGTTGTTCCATCCGGGAAAGCCTGTTATAATAGGAGACAAGCCCCGGAGGGGTGGCGGCGGTCCGTGTCGCTTGGTAGGTGTAGCGGATCGCCCTTTTTTATTTGGTTCTCAATAGTCGTTTACGTCAGACTTGCAGACGGCGGCTTGTCGGGGGTTCGCCCGGGCCATTCCCTTTTATGCTGCGTGTATATGGTCAACTCGTTCCAGCCATCGCCCCGGCTCAATAGTTCCGGAGCGGTTCCCGCTTTCCCCTGGGAGCGTCGGGGGCGTTAATCATTGTTAGAGTGCTAACAGCTTTCACTCGATGCCGGGCCGGTTTTATACCGCTTTCCCGATCTCGTGCGGTTCTGAAAGTTTCAAAGTGCTTTCATACTTCCAATAACTCAATTATCTTTTTTATATGTGCGGTGTGAATTGGTACACCCTAGCACAGGTTTACAATTTTCCTTTTGCCTGATATATGCACTCATTACCACAGGGGCAGCCCTCACAGGAGATGCAAGCCGGAGGCGGTGGGGCGTGTGTTTCGGTCTCGTCTTAATAAGTGCCGCGCCGCCGTTGCCTTGGTCCGGGTTGGTTCCCTTGGTCCGGTCTGCGGTGCGTTGTTCTTTTGGGGTACACCGTGCGCCCTTGCCTGCGCTTGTTTGTTTTGTTGAACGTCCGGCGGTTCGTTGTTGTCCGTTGCGGTTCGTTCTTTATGCTTGTATTGTAAAGCGTATTCTTTACAAAGTCAAGCGAAAAATTTACAAATTATTGCGGTTTGTGAAATATGTATAGCCGACTAAACAAAATAAGGGCGGTTTGTTGTGTAAATTGTACACTTTACAAAGTGCAAGAAAACCCCGGCGCAGTGTTTACCATGTAAACGGCAGACTTGACAGGCGGCGCAGATTCCTATATATTAAAGGGGTACAGAGAGAAAGGAGGGCGGAGCCGGTGCGGTTGAGTTTTGGCGAAAAAATGCGCGTTATGATGAAACGGCGCGGGGTATCGGTGCAAGAGGTGGCGGATCGTCTGGGCGTGTCCCGGCAGAACGTAAACCAGAGACTAAACGCCGATAAATTCACGCTTGACGATATGGAGAAATACGCCGCCGCCATTGGTTGCGGTATAGAGATAGAAATAACAGAGCCGCCGGAGGGCGGAGCAGATCCACATATAAAATAAATAAGGATAGCCGAAAAAGTAGAACGTAGGGCACAGAGAGAAGCGAAAAAGCAGCTTTTCCCGGTGTCCTTTTTATTTTGCCCGTGTGACAGTGTAGGACCGCCACAGAGGGCACAGAGGAAAGGAGGGCGCAGAGATGGCAACAGAGAAGAAAGAAACGGCACAGAGAGACGAAAACGGAGTAAGGAAACAGAGCTATAAACGTTTTAAGGAGGGGCGCGACTATGAACCAACGGACGCAGAAACAACGGCGGTTTTATGTGATGCCTTTTTAACTGGATTCTTGCAGACAGAGGAAACGCCGGAGGGCGGAGAGGTACAGAACAAAGGGGGACGGCCTAGGAAGTTGGAAACCGTAGAAGAATTTACAGAGGTAGCGGAAAAGTACATTTTATATATTAAGGATAGAGCGGCGGAGGGTGTGCGCTTGGTGCCTGATGTAGAGGGCTTTTGTAGTTTTGCCGGGATTTCTAGGGAAACCCTTAATAATTGGGAAACTGCCCGCCCTGGTGCGTATTCTGACACAATAAAAAGACTGAAAACCAGTATTGCAGCATTTAAGAAACAACTTGCTTTTGCTGGCAAGATCCCGCCGATCGTATTTGCTACGGACATGAACAACAACCACGGCTACACGCAGGCGGCGCAAAAGATAGATTTAAACGTAGGCAAGCAGGCGGCAGAACTGCCAACGGCGGCAGAGATCGCGCAGCGTTTACCGGTGGAAATGAGCGCAAAAGATCCGGCAGACACGGACGGAGATATAAATATATAGAGTTTATGCGGTTTTGCGGTTCGTTTTCTTTTACTTTTACGAACTCCGGCACGTTTCCGGCGGTTCTGGTGTAGCGATCCGGGGACAGGTCCGGCAGCTTATACCCTGGGGCGGGGGTGTAGGGCGGAGCGGATCAGGGGCAACTCACCCCTCTGAGTTCCCGAAAAATTAAAAAGCCCAAAACCACCCCAATCGTAAAATGGCAAAGAACCCTATTACCGTAAACCCCCCAATTTACAATGTAAGTACAGATACGGCATCCAGATAACAGATGGAAAGTGAAAGGTTTACAAAACCCCAAAATCCAAAATCGGCGGATGCCTACCGGCATAGAAAGAGAGAAATATGGAACAAAACAAAGAAACAGCAACACAGAATAAGCAGAGAGAGGCGGAAGTATGCAGAGAGAAGAAGCAGACCGCATGGGACAAATGGAAAGAGGACACACTGCGGAAGTTCAACCGGACTGCATGACAGAGGCATACACCGTAGGGATCTCTGAAACGCATATCAGAAACAATGCAACGGTATTCCGAGTATGGCAGATGATAGAGCGCGGAGAACTTACCAGAGAAGAGGGATTGTACCTCATGGTAAATACGCTTGCGGATGAAAACCATCGTCTGAATCAAATGTGTAATGACCTCATAATGAGGATGCCGTCACGTCTGCTCGTAGAAACAATAATAGGCAAAAATTAAAAATTGGCGGAGGCTTACGCCTCATAGGAGGTAAAACCGGATGAGCAATGAAAACAGCAATTCCAAAAATTCCCCGGAAAATAAAAAGAGGTCTTGGCACAAGGAACCGTGGTATAAAAGGTTGTTCGACAAGATTTTGGTATCGTATTTTCTTCCGTGCAAGCATGAGTGGGAAGTGTTGGAAGTCCTCTGGACGCTACCTGATTACGGCGGATTTAAGTACGAGGTATGCAAATGCGGGTGTAAGAAATGCGGAGAGATAAGAATTGAGAATTTTTTAGTGTGAAATGTGGAGGTAGAGAGATGGTAAAGACGGTTGTTGCGGTTATCGTAGGGTTAGTTTTGCTCAATACAGCGTGGTTTGTATTGAAAATTGCGATTCTGATAGTGGCAGAGAGAAGAGAATACGAAAAATACAGATACAAAAGCCCTTATCAGTCTCCACACAGAGAGGCTTTTATCATGGAGTGCTCAGACCCGAATAGCAGTCCATACGCAAGGCAGTTGGATAAGTGCATCAAAAAGATGGATAGGGAACAGAAACGCATAGCGAAAATCAAATTGAAATCAGACAAGAAACTATCGAATATGAGCATTTAGAGAATTTTGACGTATCGGAGGATGTGCGTAATGGATAGACCGGTAGAAATCACAAGAAGCTACTCAGAGTGCAAATTCTGTAATGATATTGCTGATATGTGTAATGAGATACCAGATTGTGCTCACTGCAAAAGCAAAAAAGGAACATGGATAGATACAATCACGAGCCTGCTTGGCACAAAAGCGGTTGTCATTCTGGAAGATGGCAAAGTGGAGATATATCCACTGGATAGACTTAAAGTTATCACAAAGAGGGAGAGATAATGAAAATTATTGAAGAAATTGGCGAAGCTGCAATGTTGGAACAGCTTGCCGAGGAATGTACTGAACTGGCAAAGGCGGCTCTCAAAATGGCAAGGATTATCCGCAAAGAGAATCCGACACCGGTTACTGAGAAAGAAGCCATTGCCAATATCAGAGAGGAATACACAGATGTCGTGCAGTGTGCCGGAGAACTTTCACTTACGGTTGATGAGGAACAGATGGCACGAAAACATGAGAGATGGGAGAAAAGAGTGAGGGATAGAGAATGATACCATTCAGACATTGCATAAGGGAACCGCACGGATCAGCAGTGAAATTTGAGATACTGGTAGCAACACAGAATGAGTTTCAGGTACGTTACCCAGATTACGATTATATCAAAATGGGAGCCGGACCGTCAGTGATGTATAACAGAGAACAATTACTGTGTTTCCTACTGGCATATGACAAGGCAGAGTGCCTTGAATTTATGGAAAAACTGTATCATCACATAGGATGGTCTACTGAAAAGCTGCATGAGAATCCGGCGTTTGCCGAAGTGATAAAGGAGAAAGAGACATGATAGCACGTTTCTTACAGAATATTGTCGTAAATGACATTGAGAAGAATATGGAAATGAATATTGATAAGGGCGAAGAACTCTTTGCCATCGACAGAGGAACCCATTATGAGCTGAGAAAGGCTGACGGATGGGGAACTATGGCTCCGAAAGAGTGCGAGGGCGAATATTATGAGATCATCAAAGAATAAAAATCCGTGTTTTGATTGCCTTGCATCAGAAAAAGAAAATGAGGAAGTGTGCAAGACCATACGGGCGATGCTGAATAAAAGCAATAGCGTACAGGTGGAAATGAAAGATCCTGGCAGCATAGGAACATTAACCATAGGGGATTGCACATATAATGTTTATCTTGGAAACACAACACTGAATAAATTGCGGTGTCTGCCGGATAAGGATGTGTATAAACGTGTATTCACACTGATAGAGGCATAGGAGGAATATGGATGGAAAATGAGACCAGACCACAGCTCTTTATCATGGGTGAATGGCTCGGAGATCCCATACCGCTTGCGGAAATTAAGGAAATATCCGAGCCTACACTGGATGAAGAGTATGATATGCCGGATATTGCTCGTCTGAGAGATGGATTTGAAATACCTTTTGAAGTGAAAATGAAGAAATCTGCCATAAACAAGCTGTTTCAACCGTGTTTTGGCAGAGAACCTTACAGAAATCTCGAAAAATGTGCTAAGTGCATACTGAAAAAGGACTGCGTTGTGGCGAAAATCGAGAACAATTTCAACATGAGATTAAGGGCATACCACCCTTGATAATAAATCACAAGGAGGACACCAATGGAAGAGAAAGAAAAGAAACCGTGGAGACCGCCAGAAGCGGCACAGTTACCCGATCCGATAGCGTTTGCCATGCAGGGTTTTGAACGCTTTGGATTACCGAAAGAACGGCTGATACCACCATTACAAACATTTGACAGAGTGATGCAACACTCGGCATTTACCGAAAACCGATGGTGGGAAAATGCAAGACAGGTAACGGCAACAACATCGGCAGAACAGTGGCGGAGAGTGAGCATCGAAAGAGCACGCTGCCTCGGAGAACCATGGCCGGATTTTGATGATATACCGGTTGCGAGTATCGCAGAGGATTTTTCACAGAAATGTCAAAATGCCACAATCGGATTATTAAGAGATCAGGTAATAGCATCATGCACTATTCCGGGAGAAACATTGTTTGGAGACATTTTTAACCAGTTAGGTATTAAGGAGGACAATATGGATAGAAGTTTAGCAGACAAGAAATTTAAGAAAGTAACTATCGAGTGCGAGGACGGCACGACTTACGCTGGAAAGATCAATCATGTATGTGGTAGCCCGTATCGTTGGGATAAACTTTGTGTAGAAGCAATGGTTGAGGACAAGCCTATTGGAGCATACGGTATCGAGAAAGTCCTGTTCCAGAATCCGGCAACAATCGTGTTCTGGTCTGACGGAACAAAGACGGTTGTAAACTGCATGGATAATGTGGAAATCAAGAAAAAGGTTGTTGATGGCAAGGAAGTAACCATTCGTAAGCCTAAAAAGGCTGATACCTATTCCGAGGAAGCCGGTCTGGCTATGGCTATCGTGAAGAAATGGGCCGGCAACAACGGAAATTACAACAACATTTTCCGTGAGTTCATTCCTGAGATGGCACAGGCTGAGAAAGAGGCAAAGAAAGCCGCAAAGAAAGCTAAAAAGGCGCAGAAATCGGAGGAATAATCCATGACACTGAGGGAATTTGCCAATGGATATGACGGTAACATTATGCTGAAAGCATTTGAGAATGAGAAATCAACAGCTCCGGCAGCAATTATGATGACTCAGATTACGGATTCTATCAAGGATGAGGTTCTTGACAAAGAAGTATACAGCTACACAATGGTTTGCGCTTCACTGTTTGAACGGTATCTGAGAGTGAATTTTGAAGCTGTGCCGGAGATCCCAAACGAAACGGAGGGAACTGAATGAGAAAGATATTTTTTGACACAGAGTTTACCGGTCTGCATCAGAACACAACACTCATAAGCATCGGACTGGTTTCTGATGAGGGCGAAAGATTTTATGCGGAGCTGACCGATTACGATGAGACGCAGTGCGATGATTGGATTACCAAGAATGTGCTGGATCATCTGCTCCTGAGCGGCAACACGGAGCTGGAAAAGGAACTGGAAGAGGATGAGCTTACGACAAGAGTAATCGGCAACAGGGACGATGTGAGAACAGAATTGCTTAATTGGCTTGATGGTTTCGGAGATGATATTCAGTTTGTCTCTGATGTGTGCCATTACGATATGGTTTTATTATGCGAACTGATTTCAGACGGAGCTATGTTGCTGCCGGAGTACATCAATCCGTTTTGCCACGATCTCTGCCAGGACATTTCAATGATTCTGGATATTTCAGAAAAGGCAGCTTTTGACATTTCGAGAGAACAGCTCCTTACAGACAGAGGAATTGATTTGCCGAAAGGTCAAAAACACAATGCACTCTACGATGCGGAAGTTATCAAAGCGATACATGAGGACTTTTTCTCTGTGGGGGGGTAAAACAGGGAGGTAAGAATGGATAAGGGACAAATCTTAATGGATTATCGCTTGGCGAAGAACCATAAGAGACAGATACCCATTCTTGCGGACTTGAATGTGTGCGACACGCAGACAATAGTAGAAATTCTGGAAGAGGGCGGTTACAAGCGTATGTTCAATACGAATGGTGTGGATATTTCCGTGAAGAAAACAGAGATTGAGCAAAAGTATTCTTCCGGGGAATCCATAGCCGCCCTTGCAATGACATATCACATTTCAAAGAAACAGATTAAGGTACTTCTCGGAGTAGAAGAGACGGAGGAAAAGGGAACCATGTCTGAGCAGGAAATGATAAAGAAACTCGGAGAACTTACGAGCGAGGTTGAAAAACTGAAAGCAAACAAGAAATCTCTGGAAGAAAGAAATGCGAAAGTAGAAAAAGAGAATGATAATCTGAGGAAACAGATTGAACAGCTTGAAAGTTTCAATGCAGAGCTGAATGCCACAGTCAAGGAACAGACTGAAATGCTGAATGGTGGAAAATTATATGAGGATTATCAGGAAGTTTGCATTAAGAACAGCAAACTCAACGCAACGGTTGATGTTCTGGTAGAGAAAATCAGTATGTTAAAGGCGGTGGGCTGTCATGGATAATGGAATGGAACTCAGAGTGAAAGATTATTGTGCTTTCTGCCCTGATTTTGAAGCTGACGTTGATAAGGTTGATATTACTGTATTAGCGGATCAGACCCAAAAGGTATTAACCACAATCAGATGTGAACACGCCGAAAAGTGCGAAAGAATATACGGAAGAATACAGGAGGGCAGAACCAATGAAACAACGGTGGTACAAAGTAGTGTTTGAAACCATTGAGAGAAAACCAATCCGCAGAACTGTTACCGTATGTAGCACGGACAGTGTTCATGCGTCTGCTCTGGTATATCAGCAGTTCGGTAGAAAGAAAATCAAGGTAAAATCTGCCAAGAAAGTAAAGGAGAGCGAATGATGGATAATTTGAACTTGAAACCGAAGTCCCCGGATGAAGTAAAAACCATGATGTGGACTGGGGAAAATCAGCGTGAAATGTTCGATCTGCTTACTTGCGGCAAGAAAATTGATGATTATATGACTGCCAGCGGAGAGAACTTTTTCATAGACCATAGCACCGTAAAAGGTGGGCTGGTACTCATTACCAACGTAGGAAATCAGTGCAGATGCGAAATACCGGTAAAGATAGGGGATTATGTGTGCGGTCGCAGATATGGAGATAAATGGTGTTTTTCCGTTGCGGACGGTACGACTTTTGAAAACAACACTAGCGGAACTCTCGAAAAGAGAGAGGGGAAAGAAAAACCGATAGACATATTCAAAAACCAGGAGCAGTTAGAAGAGTGCCTGAGAGAGTGGCAACACAGATTATTCCTTGATGGGTGGCTAATACTGGCACACGTTAAGGATAAGATTATGAACCCTAACGGAGAAGAGGTAATTGACGCTGCCGGATATAACACATTCATATTTGAATCCAGTCAGGCAAACATCCAGTTACTCAGCGATGAATCTTACAAAGAGAACAATACACTGTTCAAACACTGCATGGAAAAGGATCTTGTGCATGAACTTTTACATTGCAAGTACGATTGGATGGGATGTCAGGGTGGAACCTATGAGGGCGTGTATCTGGATGCGACCGAACACCAGAAGCTAGAGGAAATGGCAAAGAGTCTTATCATGGCAAAATATGGTGTCGGTTATGATTACTTCATGTGAGGTGCAATATGACAACGGTGGTGGTCTATAAGACCGATACAAAAGAAGTTCTGGCAGCTATTCCGATGGACGGCGGAGATGCCGTCTGCCGGAATGATGTGGAATTTCAGATTTACAACGGAACAGAGCCAATATTCACGGAAACTCCCGGAGGAATCGTATTGGCAGAAAACAAATTTATGATAAAGATGGAGGGCAACAACAATGAAAAATAAAGGAACATGGATTATTGTCGGCATTGTAGCCGCATTTGTATTACTGATAGCAGGAATTTTTGTAAGTACCAACAACAGAGCGGTTTCGTTGGAGGAACAGGTCTTTACGGCTGACTCTGATATTCAGGCACAGGAGAAACGCAGAACGGATCTTATCTACAATCTGGCAGATTGCGTCAAAGAGTACGATAAGCATGAGGCAGAGACTCTTCTTAATGTCGTAGAAGCAAGAGGAAACAATGGCAGCACCACAGATATTGAGAATGTGACAACTTCCATAGCTGCGGTTGCCGAAGCATACCCGGAATTAAAATCCAACGAGAATTACAAGGAACTGATGAATGAACTTTCAACCACAGAGAATATGATCCTGCAGTACCGCACTGCCTACAATAATGAGGTAAGGGCGTATAAGAAATATGTGCGTAAATTTCCACATAAGCAGATCTTGGGAGTTATGGGATATGAGGTTATCAATTATGACTATCTGGAATACAGCGAAGAGGACAGACAGCCGGTAAGCAATCTGTTTGGAGAATAAGCCTATGAGGAAATGGAGTAAGATAATCTACTCCGGCAACGGTTGGGATATGACGGTGCGTGAACTGATGTTTAGCATCGTCATTATCCTTATCATGCTTATGGGTGGATTTTTCATTAGTGAAAAGATAGCTTCACACAATGACGAACAGAATCAGGAATACTATCAAGCCATGCAGATTGATGGAAATGCAGAACTGTTTCAGTACGGTATGCGAACTGATGTAGGAAATGCGTTTGTGAAAGGAAATCTGGTGGCAGTAGATCCTGTTACAGATCCGGGAATAGGTGGAGTACCAGCTGCCTACATAAAGGTTGAGGAACAACACTATAACCGTCACACGAGACAGGTGGCACATACACGGACGGTAAATGGGAAAACGCAGACTTATTACACTACGGAGGTATATTATTCGTGGGATTACTACGATAGTTGGGAAAGCCATAGTCAAACGGTGTCATTCCTTGGCGTGGAGTTTCCGTATGGAAAAATCCAGATGCCGGGGTCTTACCTGTATGACACAATTAAGCAATCGTCCCATGTGAGGTATTTGTACTATGTTATCAACACGGAATACAGCGGAGTTATCTATGCCAATCTCAAAGATAATACCATAGAGGACGGAACACCGTTCATTCAGGCAGATACGATAGATGAAGCGGTGGACTATATGGTTTCAAACGGAACTGCCGGGCTGGTAATTTTCTGGGTTGTATGGGTAATTCTGATCGGAGCAGCCGTGTTCGGGTTCTGCTATTTTGATAATAAGTGGTTGGAGGATTAGAGATGTATATTGTAGACCAGGATCGTAGCAACGTAGTGAACATCGGCAACGTTAAAAGCATTGCACTCAGCGGAAAAAGAATTACCGCCGATGATTACACACTTGCGGCTTACGATACAGAACAGAGAGGGAAAGAAGTATTTGAACAGTTACTTGGGAATGCTTTTCCTCCTGATATGATAGTAGCCAAGAATTGCAACATATCCGAGGATGCCGTAAATGACCTAGCAATGGATCATAGCATTATTATGGTTCGTGGCAACGGACAGGCGGATGTTACAGCGTATAGCTGCGGAGTTTATTATATGCCGGAGGAATAAAAGAATGGTAGATGTTATTTTAGCAATCATTTGGATTGCGATATTGGTACTTTACATTGTTGTGGGTTGGAAAGATGCAAAGTCCAACAATGAAGTAAAGAAAGAAATTACACAGATGAATGAGCTGCTGTTGGAACAGAACTCTCAGCTCAAAGAACAGAATAAGCATCTTAATATGGTTATTCTGAGTGTTTGCAGTAAGAGTGTACGAGATAGAAAAGACCAGGAGGAAAAACGTGAAAAAACAACGGAAAGAGACACGCCTGAAAAGGAAACGCCTGAAAGCAGCGTATAACACAATCTTAGAAGAAAACCGCCGATTAAAAGGTTGGCAATCGGTGTATGGCAGAAAAGAGATTAGAACATTTGGAGAACGCAAAATACTCACAATATTTGAAGCAGGAAGTGACAATATGGGAGAAATCATAAAAGACAGAATGGCAGTTGGAATTGGCAGAGCACTTAAAGAAAATGGCGCAATTCAGTTTGAAACATACGATGATCCTATGAAATGTGGAATTATTGTGGATGCGAAAGTTAAAATCGTTATGCCGTAGGTATATTACAGAGCCGTGTAGAGCCGTGAGAAAGGATGAATTTTCATGGCTCAACACGAACTATCGAATAAAGAGATTATCGTAAGGCTTCTGAAAAGCGATCTGAGTGACTATGACAATCTTCTGTCCTTACTCGGAATGGCAAATGAGGTTATTCGGGAAGATAAAGAACTTTCACGGAAATTAGCGAATAAGGTCAGATTCCTTGCACTGAGACTATGTGCGACAGGAGATATTAAATATTACGATTTGTACAATAAGGCTCTTTTGTTCTTGGCACAGGAACATAAGGATTTTGACTCTTATCTGCTTTATGTGGAAAAGAACAGAGATCCAGAGGACAGATACTACCAGCCACGAAGAAATAAGATTTATTGGCTTGTACAGAAGATGCAGAGGCTTATTGATGATGAGTTGGATATTCTATCAATATCAATGCCTCCTGGCACCGGCAAGACCACACTGGGAGAGTTTTTCATATCGTTTGTAATGGGGCATTACCCAAACACGCCAAACCTTATGTCCTCCCATTCTGGATTTATGACGAGAATGTTCTATGATGCCGTTCTCAACATAATTACCAGCAATGAATATTGTTGGAGCGATGTGTTCCCGGACATTGTATTTGAGGGAAATAACGCAAAAGAAGAGACAATAAACCTTGGAAGATGGCAACCGTTTAAGACACTGACCTGCAGACCAATTAGAGGTTCCCTTACCGGTGTTACCCGTTGTGAGGGATTTCTGTATGTGGATGATTTGGTTTCCGGTATCGAAGAGGCTCTGTCTATTGATCGTCTGGATAAGTTGTACGGAGAGTACACCACAGACCTTAAATCTCGTAAAAAGAAGAAAGCAAAAGAGATCCACATTGCAACCAGATGGAGTGTGCATGATGTTATTGGTCGGCTTGAAAGAATGTATGAGGGCAATCCGAGGGCAGAGTTCATTGCTGTTCCAGACATTGATCCTCAGACCGGAAAAAGCAACTTTGATTACGATTATGATGTTGGATTCGATGAGAAATACTTCCACGATATGGAAATGTCGATGGATGATGTTTCATATCGCTGCCTGTATAAGAGCGATCCGATTGAGAGAGAGGGTATTCTGTATCATCCAACAGAATTGCAGAGATATATCGGAGGACTGCCGGACAGAGAACCGGATTCTATATTGGCAATCTGCGATACCAAGGACACCGGTACAGATTACAATTTCCTCGGAGTTTTCTATCAGTACGGAGACAGATACTATCTGGAAGATCTGGTATTCAAAAACATCGACCCTGGGACCTTGGACGAACTCAACTCAGATATGCTTGTTAAGCATCATGTACAGCAGGCACAGTTCGAGAGCAACAAAGAGGGTAGCAGAACCGCAAATGAAGTTGAGAGACTTGTCAAAGCAAAAGGCGGCAGATGCCATATCACGAAGAAATACACTACTCAGAACAAAGAGACCAAGATCATCGTCAATTCTTCATGGGTTAAGGAACACGTCATATTCAAGGATATTACAGAATATGAGCCTAAGAGTGATTACGGTGTGATGATGTCATTCCTTTGCAGTTATACACAGCTCGGAAAGAATAAACATGATGATGCGCCGGACACTCTGGCAATGTTCGCCCAGTTTGTAGATGCTCTTCTTGGCGGAGAGGGACAGGTAGTAAAGAGAAGTGACTTAGGAATATAGAAAGGGATAGCATGGGACAATATAGTTTCGCCACCAACTTGAAAAAAGAAAGAACGAATAGGGGAATTACACAACACGAACTTGCAACGGGCGTTCATGTGGCGCAGAATACCGTGAGCGATTGGGAACAATGCAAAAGTTATCCGCCAATCGACAAGATATACGATATAGCAAATTTTCTCAAAATCCCTGTAAGCAAGTTGATTTCTGATGTTCAGAAAAACGGTTGTAAAGCCGACTGCACACAGAAAAACAAATTTTTTTGAAAATATTGTTTATTCCACTTGACAAACAATGTTCAGTAGGCTATACTACGACCATACCAAGTGACACGGACATAAGTTAAGCGGAGTGAACACAAGGTATTTGGCATTAAAGTTTCTCCTAACCATTACGGCACAGTAACAGTGCCGTAATATGGGAAGTAAGCTAACTCGGTAGAAGCGATGGACTGAAAATCCATAGGAGTTGGTTCGACACCAACACTTCCCACTCGGGATTACTGTTCCCCGACAGCAATCCTACATCGGAGGGTTCCCACTTATGATAATCCTCCGAAACCTCACATCAAATCTCCCTGAGTGTGAGGTATGGACCATTAGCTCAGTTGGTTAGAGCGTCCGGCTCATAACCGGATGGTCTGGGGTTCAAGTCCCTGATGGTCCACGCATGGCGATCTGGCATTTCCCGGGTAAATGGAAGCTACACCAAGATAGACCAGACGAAGTAAGGTGGTTGAGTGCGCCGATGCAGAACAGAAACGGAATGTCCAGCGCATGACCGTGACGGCTACCAGAGGTAGCAATACAAACGGAAAAGGAGAACGGAATGAGTATCATTTTGACGATCATCGGAATCATACTTTTCTTCGGCGGCATCATTGCAGGGTGTTCGTTAAAACAGTATGAAATCGAGGAAAAGGGAAATGAGAAAGCAAAATTCCCAAAAGGTTTTGTTGTTGTGGCACTTGTTGGTCTGATTGTATTCGGAGTAGGTAATTCACTCGTGATTATACCGACCGGATATACCGGAGTTAAAAGCACATTCGGACAGATTGATGAGACAACAATACAGAACGGCGCAAACTGGAAGATCCCATTCATCCAGAAGATTGAGAAAGTCAACAACAAGCAGCAGGACATTGTTTTTGACGGACAGATTTGGTCTGAAACATCGGAAAGAACGTCACTGTATTATGACGGCATTACAGTTACATACCAGATCAACCCGGAAATGTCCGCATGGATTTATGCAAACGTCAGCAACTATAAGGAGAACCTTGTAACGCAGACACTTGTGGCTTCCGCAATCAAGACAAGCAGCAAGTCCTTGGCCTCAACAGATGCAACGAATAGAGGAATCGTAGAACCTCTTTCCATGCAGAACATTCAGAAAGCCCTCAATGAGAAATATGGAGAGGACGTAGTAATCATCAACAAGGTAGTAATTGCCAATACTGATTTTGAGGACAGTTACAATCAGGCAATCGCTGAAAAACAGACCGCACAGTTGGCTTATGAACAGCAGCAGATCGAAAATAAGAAAAAAATCGAGGCCGCTGAGGCAGATGCCAAGGTAAAAACTACTCAGGCGCAGGGCGAAGCTGATGCTGCCGTTATTAAAGCGCAGGGGGAAGCGGACGCCAATAAACTGTTGAATGATTCACTGACGAATAAGATTTTGCGGCAGATGTATTTGGAGAAGTGGGACGGCGCACTGCCGAAAGTATCACTATCTGACGGCACGGACACAATCGTAGACATTGGAGATCTTTCATCAACAACGGAGGTACAGGGCAATGAATAAAGCTGAATTAGTACAGGCTATGGCTGACGATGCCGGACTTTCCAAAAGTGACGCTGAAAAAGCACTCAACGCATTTGTTGAGATCGTAGGCGGAGAACTTGGAAAGGGTGGAAAAGTGCAGTTGGTAGGTTTCGGAACATTTGAAGTGACTGAGCGTGCTGCCAGAGTTGGCAAGAACCCTCAGAACGGAAAAGAGATTTCCATTCCGGCTTGCAAAGCACCTAAGTTCAAAGCCGGTAAAGCACTGAAAGATGAAGTGAATCGCTAAATGATCGGAGCGAACTTGGTGTAGTGTGGTGGTTCGATTCCACCTGTGGGTGCAGCTCTAGCGATCAAGATTCCCACCGCTTCTTTCCTAATGTTCTTGGCGATACAAAGAAAATTCCGGGCGAACGGCAACGATTGGTGGTGTTGCGGCGGACTGTAAATCCGTTCCCTCGTGGTAAACATTGGAGGTTCAATTCCTCTTTCGCCCATTTCGGTGTAATGAGCCGAGAAAGTAATCTTGCAAGAAAAAATCAATATCAGAAACCCGTTTACGCTTGTGCGGTTAATTGCCTTTCGGTAAAAAGGAACGCTCCTCTGTTCGATTAGTCAAACGGTCAAGACACCACCTTTTCACGGTGGGGACGGGAGTTCGATTCTCCCATCGAACATTTCAACTGAGAATAACGCTGACTGTTTATAGTTGGTTTAGTGTTCCGGCTGAAAAGTATTGGCGAAAGCCGTGGTAAGCAATCATTAAATAGGGAGATTGCAATGCTCACTGAGAGGCTTATGTGAGCAGTCTGGGAAAGCCGACAGGACTTAAAATTGGAGAGCTTGCGTAAGTCACGCTAAAGACCACTGTTGCAACGGTGCCTACGATAGCATAACTGGAAATGCCACGGACACCATGCCGGGGAAAGTGGGGTTCAACTCCCCACCGTAGGACGAGCGGATTTCTTAACTGATTTTCTTAGTCCGGCTTTAACAGGAAAGAAAATTGGCGGTGGCGAGGTTCCGGTGATCACCAAGTGCTTTTTCATTACCAAGAGTTTTTAAGAAAAACTCCGGTGCGGAAAATTTACTGCTTAGAGTGCATGAGCGTTACAGCGATTTAAGCGGCGGTGGAAACTTCCGATAAAGACCTGATTATAGATGTGCGTGAGCCGTAACCAATCGAGCCGTCATGCTTAGTCAGGCGCAGAGGAATGTAGTAGAGGCGGAGAACTGCGATAACAACGTACATCCGAGGTAAGGCGATAAAGAGTTGGACTCGTCAAAGGTTCTTTGAGTATGTAGTCGGTGGATTATGAGAACCATGTGGAGGGGTGCAAGGTCCGAGAACCACATTAAAAAATGAAATACCTTTGTTGGCAACTGTCTTACACGTTGCATCGGTTCGGTAGTGGCAACCATCCAAGCTGCCGCCGGACTGCATTGGAGTATAGCTCAGATGGATAGAGCACAACACTACGGATGTTGGTTAGCGCAGGTTCGAGTCCTGTTACTCCAATAATGGCTTGTAGCTCAGTGGTAGAGCGTCTGACTGTTAATCAGAATGTCGTGGGTTCGATCCCCACCTTGCCAGTTGGAGACACTTGACTTACTCTTTCAAAGCACTCCATAAAAAGGTTACGAAAGGGCGTTTACGACCGGCGGAAGAGGATCTCCGACTTGTACGTTACCAAGGGAAAACTACTCTGCCGTGTGTCCGGTTGGTCGAGGGTGCGGTCTTGAAAACCGTCTGGATGTAAAAGTCTCTGGGGTTCAAATCCCTAACACGGCGTGGCAAAGTAAAGGATACGTTCGATTCGTAGGTGTATGGGTTGCACATTCTCTATCCAAAAACCAATAGAGAAAGGAACGGTTCGATTCCGCGGTGTGAGGTCGCATTTTACTTTGTGGTTTTGGCTCTATGGTATAAAGGTTATTACGCCCGACTGTCTATCGGAAAATTTGGGTTCGATTCCCAATAGAGTCGTTATGGTGCATTGCCGTAATGGTAGCGGAGTGGCTTGCTAAGCCATCCGGCAGAAATGCCGTATAGGTTCGATTCCTATATGCACCGCTATGAAACCGTATTCCACCGGTGGAGGAGGTTTCAGAATTGGATAGTAGGCAGTAAAGGGTAACTGCAATATTAGTACGGTTGAGGAAAAGGTGCGTCCCGATGTGGCAACAGCGCAAAGTGCAGTGATTGGAATAAGCAGGAATGGCAGCCATCCACCTTTGATACGATAGGTTCAAAAATCCGTACGCACCAAACACATGAGGTAATCTGCGACTATCGTAATATTCCAGTGTAAGGTTCGATCCCTTACCTATCCAATATCCGGTCCGGAACGGAGAAAATAAAGCCGAAAGGCTCAGACAGAAAGGAAGAAACGAAATGATATTACAGATAGGCAAGAAAGGTTCAGACAATTTAATCCTTATGGAATCAAGAATTATCGAAAGTTTTTCAGTAGGAGATTTGAAGTCAAAGTTGATTGACACAAAGAATTGCAAAGATGCTGACGAAGAACTTTACGCGAGAAAAGAGAATTATAACCGCGTTGAGAATGAGATTAAAAAGGCCGGCTTTTGCAGAGACAACATTACTTGGTACCTCGGAGATCCTGCGTTAGAAGAAAACGATAATCTCGTAGTCGTAACAACTGATGATGAAAGTTATGTATTTAGCAGAATTGGTTGTGAGGACAAGGTTGTATTTATTCTGAACAATTCTGGAAAGACAATATCCAGAGTATTATAAAAAGCCGTCCTGACTTCGGACGCTAAACCAGTTGGGTTAGAGAGATTTCCCGAAAGATATTTTCTATCGGCATTGCCATTGGTCTCGGCAGAACCGCCAATGAGGGGCATTAAGCGGGTGTACGGAAATATTTAATCAAGTCCGCCGGTCACATACTGTCGTAGTTAGCACCGGTTAAGTGAGGGACGCAAGGAACGACATAGCGGAACTTACAAGGTAGCCTAGGGGCGAGGTTACATCATGGCGGAGTGGAGCAGTGGTAGCTTGTCGGGTTCATGCCCCGGAGGTCACAGGTTCAAATCCTGTCTCCGCAATCTTGCGTGGTAGTTCAATGGAGAGAACATTATGAGCGGTTGTCATGCTCCATGTGACACGGACAGCAATAATTCTTTTTTCGATGGTAACGAAGAGATGGGGGTTCGATTCCCTCCCACGCAACTGATACGGATTTCCGTATTAAAACTGAATATGGAGAGATGGCGGAACGGTAGACGCGGCAGTTATGTACAATACATCATGTTTGTGATGCTGACAGCAAATCTTACAGCTTGGGGCCTGCTTCATTGTTGGTTCAAATCCAACTCTCTCCAATCAAGGCGATGGCACAAACGTCCTTACAAATCAATAAGACGTGCCACATGGCGAGGTAGCTCAGATGGTAGAGCAATGATATGAATACGCAGATCATGTTAGTGATCTCAGCAGCAATCTCATTCCAATCCAAGGCATGTGTCGGCGGTTCGATTCCGTCCCTCGTCTCTGCCCCGATTGCCGGTTATGGTAAACCGGAGGGAACATGACTGCGATAACGCTTGTGTTCCGCACAGCAATCGAGCATACGGGTTCAAGTCCTGTCGGGGCAATTAAGTGACGCTTACAGCAATCTTTCAAAACAGAAAATTCCATTGACAATATTTTCCCGTTTGAAACAGCGTCATGTAAAGAAATGAGGTTGCCTATGAACCGAAAAGAAGATTATAGGGATATGGAAAAGTATCATAAGGCGTGTCAGAGACAGCATAGGCGATATTACAGCAAAACGTCATTTCTATATCCGTCTCATCCGTGGACTGCGGAGGAAGATGCACTGGTAATCAAACATGAGATTACCGATTCTGAACTGTCCGAGAAAATAGGTCGTTCTGTTGGTGCGATACATAACAGACGGTATGAACTTAAAAAGTTAGCCAGATAGGCATAAAACTTTATATGGGACGCTCACAGCAAATTATTGGATATGACTGTTAATCATAAAAACCAATAGCGTCCTGAATGATCTTACAAACAATTTTATTATGGGACTCCTACAGCAATCACAATGGTTAAAACAATGTCTGCAAAACAATGTGAAGTGGTTCAATTCCACAAATGAGAGTCCTGGAAAGAGAGGAAACAATGAGCTTCGCAGATGCAATGAGAAAAGACGGTTCATTTACCAGAACCGAAAACGGTGCTGTGGCTTTGAATACCACAGGAGACGCAAGACTGGATTTGTTCGGCACAATCGGATCCCTGAGAGAAGCTGATGAGGGCAGAATCGAAACACTGTTCGCAGAGGCATACAATCAGGATGCTCTTTTTGCCACAAAGATTGCGTTCTATGCAAGGGATATTCGTGGAGGTCTTGGAGAAAGAAAGACTTTCAGAACAATCATCCGTTACATGGCGGAGAAACACCCGGAAGCACTCAGACCGAACCTTGATTTGATTGGAGTATTCGGAAGATATGATGATATGTATTCTCTGATCGGAACTCCGTTAGAGGAAGATATGTGGGCTGCCATGAAGAAACAGTTTGAGGAAGATTTGAAGAACCTCAATGACGGCAAGGCAATTTCCTTACTTGCAAAGTGGATTAAGACTGCGGATGCAAGCAGCAAGGAGACACGCAGACTTGGCGTTATGACCGCACAGAAACTTGGCTATCCGGTCTACAATTTCAAGAGAATTGTCCGTAGCATGAGAAAACAGATCGGCGTTGTTGAAAGCCTTATGTCTGCCGGAAAGTGGGATGAGATTAAATACCCGGAAGTTCCGAGCCGTGCAATGATGATTTACCGCAAGGCATTTATGAAGCATGATGAGGCACGATTCAATGAATTTATCGGCAAGGTAGAAAAGGGAGATGCAAAGATCAATGCCTCAACACTGTTCCCTTACGATATTGTCGAGAAGATCCTTTACGGCAGAGAGAGCAATAAGGTACTCGAAGCCCAGTGGAAAGCCTTGCCGGATTATGTGGAGAAAGGAACAAACGCTTTAGTTATGGCAGATGTGTCCGGTTCCATGAGAGGCAGACCTATGGCAACATCAATCGGTCTTGCAATCTATTTTGCAGAGAGGAATGTTGGCGCATACCACAATCTATTTATGACATTTTCCGATATACCGGAGACGGTTATTCTGAGGGGAGAAACCCTTGAACAGAAGATCCGCAACGTAAGCAGAGCAAATTGGGATAACAATACAGACCTTAAAGCTGCTTTTGAGAGGGTTCTTGAAATTGCGGAAAAACACAATACTCCGCAGGAGGAAATGCCGAAAGCAATCGTTGTCATATCAGACATGGAAATTGACTGTTGTGGAAACCGTGAGTGGTCTTTCTATGACAAGATGGCAAATAAGTTCCGCAAGGCTGGTTATGTAATCCCGAACATTATCTTCTGGAATGTGAATAGCAGACACGATGTATTCCATGCAGATCACAACCGCAAGGGCGTGCAGCTTGCAAGCGGACAGTCCGTGACGGTATTCAAACAGATTCTGCAGAACCTTGGTTACAACCCGGTTGAGGCAATGGAGAACACAATCAATTCTGAGAGATATGATTGCATCACAGTTGAATAGAGTGTGTAACAGTAGGTGGCGGTCGGAATGACTACCACCTATTTTTTATGGAGAATTGAAAATGAACAATCAAAATTAGAATTTGGAGGTTAGAATGGTAAAGAAAAGGACTATCTACACAACATCAGACGGAAAAGAGTTTGATAATGAGAAAGAAGCGAAAGAACACGATGAAAAGGTCATACGAGAATCAATCAAGGTCTATAAGGTGTACTACAATCCAGATTTGAATGAGGGCAGAGGATATGAAGATGATGGATATGTGTATGTTCATGCGAATAAGCATCACGATCAGTTCATAGAGTATTTCCTTTGCAAGAGGTTTGGGAATCCCATTTCCTTTGTCATGGGTACTTTTGGCTCAAATGCAATCATGCAGACATATATCTATCACGAAGTTCCTGAAAGTGATGTGAAAGCTGATAAGGTTCTGGCAAGGATAGAAGAGACCTTTGTGGATAAATTATGGGAGGATTCAATCAATGGATAAATACCTGAGTGTAATAACAAACTTTGGTTGCCACGGCAGATGCCCTTACTGCATAGTCCGGGAGAATGGAATTAAAGTGCCGAAATCCACGGTGGACGGTCTGGATAAATTGGAGGATGCCATTACATTGACCGGAGCGAATATCGTATCTATCTCCGGCGGTGGAGATCCGCTTTACCGGTATAGTGACAATCCTCTTGTGCCTATGTATCTCGGCATGGTTATGGGTATCTGCATTAAAGCCGGTATTCCAATGGAAATGCACACGAGCTACACAGAGTCGGAGTTTCCGTACCATTTCTGCAAAAGAGTGGTGTATCATCTGCAATCCGTTGAGGATTTGGAATATGTGGAGAGACACGGAACGGAAATCGTAAGAGTTGTGTTCGTGGCAACAGAGAAATTATCGAAAGAGGATATTACCAAGATCTCAGACTTTGTTCATTCCTCAGACCAGATAGATGAACTCAGTTTCCGGCAGATGGTTAATGAGCGGTACGAGACGGAGTATTACAACCATGATTTTCTGAAAGCCGGTCACGAAAAAGGATTGTGGCATTACATCCGGCAGAAAGATTATAACATCTACTACGCTGAGAACAGGATATACACGAAGTTCTCGGAGATCGGAGAGGACGATGGCAGAACAGACCTGTAAACACAAGTTTCAGTTGACGTGTAAAGCAAAGATTTTCGGAATTAAATCCTGCGAAATGCGATTAGAAACCGGAGAGCTGCTTACTTATATGCCGATCCCTGATGGAGTGAGGTTTTGTTTCGGAACAATTCAAAGGTTTTATGAGAGTGAAGATGGACAGAAAATCATTCAGGAAAGGTTAGGACGGTAGATGAAAATATCAAAAACAACCGTAAGAAATTATGAAATCTATGATTGCGCCAAGTGGCAGAGTACAATCGGAGAAACACTAATGTTCCGACAGTCACTCGGAGTTAAGAATAGAGGATTAGATAAGTGCTTTGCGTGCGGATATAAATTCGGTTCTGAGGAAAAACCGTATCTTGGCCTTATCAAGAACCATTCCAATCAATTTATATGCCGGGAGTGTGCCATGAAAGTGAATCCAGAACGCGTTAGATACTCGGAGGAAAACTGATATGAAATCGTGGTATTCAAATAGTGATGATATAGAACTGAAAGACGGAAGCAGAAAGAAAGAATACAAGGTTGTGTTTGAAACAGATTCAAAAGAACTCAAAGACGAAATTGAAAAATTCTTCCAGTGTTTGATGGATAGAAAGGATGGTAATTAAAAATGGCATTTTGTCAAAGATGCGGAGGCTATTGTCAGGATCATTACACATACTGCAGGAAATGCTATTACGCATTAGGACAACCGTATGGGAAAGCAATAGAGCGAGGACATAAATGCAGGGGATGCGGAGGAATCATTTACGGCAGATACAATTACTGCATGAGTTGCGCTCAACGAAAAGGTTTTATAAAAAACGATTATTGACAGACGATATGCAGACGGAAAGAGGTTTACAGAAATATGAACACTACAAATTATGAAATGTGCAGATCATACCTTGGAACAATAGATTCCGTGAGTACAGAGGCAACTACGTTAATTCAAAGCATGAAAGCATACAATGCGGATCAGCAAGGACAGGCCAAACTCTATATTCACGCAGATGGAGGCAGAGATACAGCAACCTTACTCAGTCAGGAAGAGGCAAATAAGACAATGGCATTGATATTGGAAACCTATGCTGCCAACATTAAAAATTCCAGAGATAAACTGATTGAGATTATAAATGCCGAGTATACCACGGTCCTTGAAGAAATTGAAAAACTGAAAGTTTAGGAGGATGAGGTGTGAGATTGACCGATGAAAGGAGAAGATATAATGACAGAAGCACAGAAAAAAGCGGTTGAGGTGCAGAAAGAGATCGAAGAGGCCTGCATCCGGCATGGACTTAATCTTACTATCTTTGAAAATGGTATTGGATTTGTGGATCCCAAAGACAATAAAATTGTCATGGTATGGAGACCCAAGTATAAACCGGCACCGTCAGAAACACCACCTACACAGAAACCGTCCGGCGGAAATATGTCCGCTTTCATATTTGGCGGTTCAAAGGGAAGTGGCAGATTTATGGGAAACAAAAGGAAACATACAGTCAGAGGAATGAAACGGAGGTAGGTTGATATGCCAAGTTTTAAATTAAAACCGGAGCACATAAAGATTATGACAGACCTTAATTTTAGAATCTCCATTTTAATAGATTCTAAGGATAGATATAGACCGGTAATAGATGTTAAAAGACCATTCGGGAACAGCGGTCCCACAACGAATGTGTGTGAAATCATGGGATGGCACTGCGATGAAGAAAGTGGAGAATACGCTGCTGAGGATATTGAAAAAGCCGAAATGCTCATTATCGAGCTTCCAGTTGCTTTGCAGATCGTGATGCAAAACCACACATTTGAACCCGGAGAGTATGAAGTAGGGGAATATTCCTCGGCATACTTCAATTATGTTCACATTCGCAATTATCACGCATTAAAATCTCCTATCGCAGAAATAGAGGAAAAATATAAAGACTGCGATCAAATGGAAAGGTTACATGAAGTTTGTATGAATGTATCTGGCGATAACCCGTGGAAAGTGATTGACGATCTGAAATGGTTTGCCCAGACCGACTTTCTGGCAGATGCAATAGCGGTATTTGAAAAGCATCGAGACGAACAAATCCTTGATGAATGGCTGAAAACACATGACGGAGAGGATTATTGCAAATATTGTCCTGAAAACGCTGAATGTCCTCATGGAATGGCTTGTTATGGTGGAGAACCTATCGAGCCGTCTTGCTACGGAGCAGATATGAAAGAATTTCTTTACACGGACTCTATTATTGAGGATGCACTGGAGGAAAGATATGGCGAAGAATAACAAACTGATAAATTCCCTGAATGAAATCGCCAGAAGAAACCGCTCACAGAACGTTGCTACTGCGGCAGACCAGATGGTTCCACAGATATATGCTGCGATTGCCATAGCACTTCACAGAACCTATGGATTCGGATATAAGCGTATCAATGATGTGTTCGTAGAATCACAGCACATTTGGGAAAGCTATGCTGGGGACGGAGCCGGTATGGTAAAGAAGTGTGAGGAAGAAACCGGAGTGACGGTATGCAGCCCGGAAGAGGCACAGAGATTGATGGAGATGCAGAATGGAATGTAACGGAAATTGTGGATCATGTGCTTGGCATGATAATTTTAATGGGACAACGGATTGGATATGCGCCAATGAGGAAAGTGATTGCTATGGAGCGGTCACATCCTGGGATGATTACTGCATCGACTACGAACCAAAAGACATATAATAACGAACTCAATTACATCATAAAATTTTAATTTTATCATTTAACAAGGAATGACTGCATTAGAATATCGGTTTCACCGATATTCTAATGCGTGGTTGTTCCTTTTTTGTTAAAATGATGGTGTCTTGGTATAGACGTTGGTGGATTATCCCTTTCTTGATATGGAGTAGTGAACGCTACTCCATATTGGTAAGCCCGGATAGCTCAACTGGCAGAGCATTTGATTTGTAATCAAAAGGTTGTGGGTTCGATTCCCACTCTCGGCTCTTGCCTCTTTCGAGAGGCCATGGGTTCCTCCATTATTGTAGGATAGGGCGGTGGCGAGCCGCCCAGTAATGTGTGGTGGCGCAGTTCGGTAGCGCATCTGACTTTTAATCAGACGGTCGTGGGTTCAAATCCCATCCACGCAACTATCCACATACAGAAAGGAGCAGCTATATTGGAAACGGAAAACGTATACTGCCCTGTATGTAAGGCGCGGGCAAACCGTGAAAAACTTCTTTTCAAGAAAGCACCCGGAGCATCCGGCACGATTTTTATAAACTGCCGTGGATGCAAGGAAGTAATAAAAATAGAATTAAGCAAAGAGCCTTTGAGCCGGTTAAGTCATAAGTAGACTTGATCGGTTCTTTTGTTTTATTCGGAAAGGGGAAACTTCATGTACGCAAGCAACCGTCCAACTCTCGGTAGACGAATGTTAATGACTGATGAGAGGGAAATTACGAAAGACAATATCATATCGGTTGTATCTAAGGCGTTTATGGAACACCAGGAGAATGTGGCACAGGAAGTTTTTCTTTTTGAGTATGAGAAAGGCAATCAGCCAATTCTTAACCGTGAAAAGAAAATCAGACCGGATCTCAATGCCACAGTCGTAGAAAACAATGCTTCAAAGATTGTGGACGTGCATCTGGGATATTGTTTTTCCAACCCGATCACTTTCGTACAGAGAGCAAAGATAGAACCGACAAAGAAACAGAAGAAAGCCTTATTCGGATTTTTGAGAAAAAAGGATGAGGACGATGGAGAGAATATTGACGATTTGAAGATCGCCATGCTCAATAAAATGATGCAGGAGCAGAGCAAAGCGGCAAAAGATATTGCCCTTGGAAGAAACCTATTTATCTGTGGTGTCGGCTACCAGATGATGCTGCCGAACAGAAATAAGAGCAGATATTCTCCATTTGAACTATTGGTTCCAAGTCCACTTACAACCTTTGTGGTGTACTCAAATGACGCATATAGAGAACCGGTGCTAGGATGCACCTATTCCGTACATGATGATGGAACAATTACTCTTACGGCATACTCAAAGAATTTCTGCTATACCATTGAGCATGAGTTGAACACGACAGACTATCATCTGAAAGAGAATATCGCGCCAAACCCACTCCGAAGAATACCGGTCGTTGAATTTTATCTGAATGACCGCATGGGTATTTTTGAAAAGGTTATCCCGCTGATGGATGCAATGAATCTTGTGGATTCTGACCGTATCAATGATATTCTGCAACACGTTCAGAGTTTACTCTGGATGCACAACTGCCAGGTAAACGAAGAGGGCAAGAAAAACCTCGTAGACGGCGATGGAGTCATTATGACAAAGAGTACCGGGGACGGCAAGGAAGCAAAGATCACTTACCTCAATCAGACATTGAATGAGAGTGAGGTTCAGAAACTTGTGGATCATCTCAATTCTCAGTTGGAGCAGATTACCTCTACACCATCATGGCAGGAGGCAAGTGGCGGTTCAACCACCGGTGCGATGCAGTTATCCAATGGATGGCAGTGTTTGGAGATTTCCGCTAAGACGGTTGAGCAGTTATTCACTGAGCCAGAAATGCAGCTCATTGATTTGGCAATCGAAATCATTAAGACAGATCAGAGACCGTATGACGGTCTGAAAGATATAGAGACGGCAGATGTTGAAATCCGTTTCTGCCGTACAAAAACCTATGATTTGGTGTCTAAGACCAATTCCCTTGTGGCGTTGCTTAATGCCGGAGTAGACGGTCTTACATCTTTCAACACTGTTGGACTGTTCACAGATCCACAACAGGCATGGGTTGATAGTAAGCCTATTATTGATGGCATACAGAAGAAACTTGCCTCCAAGGAGGAAAAGACACAGCAACCGAACCCTAACGCATACAAGGATGAAGAGGGGAACGGCGGGGAGAACAACACGGAAAAAGATAAGACAGAGGAATCTAAGCAGCCAAGTAAGACTGCAATGGTAGAAGAATAGGCGGTGTGAACTATGTATAATCCGGTTGAATACTTTGACGAAATGAACATTTTCAAAGACGATAAGCTCCGCCGGAAGAAAACCGCCAAGGAGTTTATAAATGCACTTGTAGACTTCTTTGAAGCACAGTTTCTCAATCTTATTTCCGGCATTTTCCTTTATGAAAAGACGAGTGCTGATTATGAAAATGAACTCATGGATCTCTATTTTGCCATGATGCCTGAATATCAGTACGACACAGAAGTAAGGGAAAAGGCATACAGATTTGCAAAGTATATTCAGGAAGCCACAGAGAGGGCAGTTGCAAATGCCAACGGCAACGATAAATATAAAATATCTCGTATGACCGGTGGCATGATGAATGAAGAGGATGTTCCAAAAAGTGTGAAAAGAATGTTCTCTGATGTCAGAGCTACAGAGATTGCCCTAAATGAGACAAACTGGATATATAACTGGATAAATCATCAGAACCTTGTGGATAAGAAACAGAATACCCACACATGGGTAAGCATGAGGGATGAACGTGTCCGGGTTAGCCACTGGGAGGCGGACGGCCAAACAGTTCCTATTAACGAGCCTTTTATCATCAATGGGTACAAAATGATGTTCCCACTCGATGATAGTATGGGCGCACCGATAGATGAGATCATCAACTGCCGGTGCGTAGAATTATAAATCAGGAGGTAGAAAACCAATGGCAACTGCAAAAAAGACAGCAGCAGACAAGAAAAAGATGGACGATAAGAAGAAAGCAGTTTCAAAGAAATCCGTTTCAAAGAAAGATACTGCCAAGAAAACTGCCAATAAGAAAGCGGCAGCAAAGAAGTCCACAGCAAAGAAAACTGCTACCAAGAAAACAACTGCCAAAAAGGCAGCAAAGAAAAACTAACTGAATACAGTTAGAGCCTATGAGCCGGATGTGATGGAAAATCGTGTCCGGCTCATTTTTTCGGTTACAGAGGGAGTAATTCCTTTCAGATAACGGGTTAGAGAAAACCCTCATCAAACGCATACAACTATTGTCTTGCAGAGACGCAAGTAAAAAAACGCAGAAATTCACACGGAGAGAACCGTTCAAACGCAGGAGGTCAATTATGGCAGATGTAAACAGCACAACAACTCAGAACCAGACACAGCAGCAGTCTCAGACAGCACCGCAGAATCAGCCCACTCAGGCATCCGGTACACAGCAACAGCCTCAGACAGATAAGCATGAGGAAAACAACTCCGGCGGAGAAGTAACCGTTGAGAGCCTTATGGCACAGCTTGCACAGGAGAAAGCGGCAAATGCGAAACTGAAATCCGATAACGACAAACTTTGTACATCCGAGGGAAATCTTCGCAAACAGCTTAGAGCTAAGCAGACAGCCGAAGAGCAGGAGGCAGAGGCAAAAGCGGAACAGCAGGCTCAGAGAGATGCTTATGTCAAGGAACTGGAAAAATTCAAAGCGGTAGCGGAATCATCGGAGCGTTACTTAGGAATGGGTATGCCGGCCGAAATGGCAAAGGCTACGGCAACAGCAGAGTATGAGGGAAGCATGGATGTTGTTACCGGAAACATCACTAAGTTTATGGCGGAAAGAGACAAACAGAAAGAGTCGGAAATCCGCGCTCAGTATTTGGCTCAGATGCCTACGCCACAGTCTGGAAACGTAGGTCAGGTTGACTATTCAGCACAGATTAAACAGGCAATGGACGCAGGCGATTCACAGGCTGCGATTCTTGCAATATTAAGTCAAAGTGCCGCTAACAATCAGCAGGCATAAATCTAAAGGAGGTAATGAATTATGGCACAGGGCACAGCAACATCATTCGCTGTTCCTAATTTTAGCGGAATGTTATTCGCTAAAGGACAGACAGCAACACCGTTCTCTACTATGATTGGCGCAAGACCTCTTGTAACCAATCATGTAGAGTTTACTTGCGGTCAGGAGTACAACACAGAAACAGGCGAACAGCCGGAGATTTCTGAAACAGCATCCCTTACTGCACCACAGCCGGAAATGGTAACTAGAAGCCAGCTTACCAATGTAACTCAGATCTTCCAGAAATCCGTTGCGATTTCTTACGGAAAGCAGAGTAACATGGGTACACTGCAGGGTATCAATGTGGCCGGTCAGCAGGCAAACCCTATGGACGAGCTTGCATTTCAGGTTTCTCGTAGAATGGCAAAGATCGCACAGGATATTGAGTACACATTCATCAACGGAAAGTACGCAAAGGCAACTACTGATGCAGAGGCCAATAAAACAAGAGGACTTCTGACAGCTATCACAACCAACGTACTTGATCTTGCTAAAAAGCCTCTCACATACTGGCTTGTAGCAGAGGGATTAAAGTCCATCCACGATCAGGGCGCAAAGACAGACAACATTGTTCTCGGAGTTGATGCAACTACAATGTTGCAGCTTAACCTTGATGCGCAGCAGAACAACCTTACAATCGTTCCCCTTGGAAGAGAAGTGAACGGTATCAAATTACAGACAGTAGTTACCCCTCTTGGAGAAGTGGCAGTTGCTTTGTTTGATACTATGCCTACCGGTACAGCCGTTCTGTTCGATCCGTCCATCATGGCTCCGGTTCATCAGATGGTTCCTGGCAAGGGCAATTTCTTCCTGGAGCAGCTTGCAAAGACTGGTGCAGGAGAAACATATCAGATTTTCGGACAGATTGGTTTGGATCACGGTCCTGAGTGGATGAGTGCTAAGTTCACAAATATTTCCACAGATCTTCCGAGCGAACTGACAGCAACCACAAAACCGGGGGAATAGCAGGTCATACCCTTGACGGTGGTTCCCGTATCGTAGCCGATTCTTCTGTTTCCACATCATCAGATGCGAGCACAGAAGAGACGGTTACTGATGCCACAAAGAAGTATACAGAGGAAGAACTTAATGCTCTGACAGTGGCACAGATTAAGGCTATCGCAACGGAACGTGGGTATGACATGAAAGAAACCGTAAAAGCAAAGCTGATCGCAGAGTTTTTAACTCAGCAAGGGTAAGAAAGTGAGGACGGATTATGGACGCTAAATTGTTGAAAGTCATCTTAGATGATGAAACTCTCACTGACGAACAGATTGCCGTCCTCCTTGTGAAAGCTCAGAAACAGGCTGCAAATCAACACTTTTGGGCGGATGATGATATTCCGACAGAGGCAGAGTTGGAGAGGTTTTATAACCGGTATGAGTTTGAAATCTATGATTTGGCAAAAGCCATAAACTCTGACGATGCGAGGGGTGGACTTGTATCTCACACAGAACTTGGAGTTACCAGGAACTGGGGACAGACAGGTAAGAAAGATATTGAGTTGGCCTTGGCGAAGATTCCACCCAAAACCTATGTCGGTCTGTTAAGGAGGGATGGCAATGCCTAAGCTGAGACTTAAAGACCTCAGATTGAACCAAGTCCCCTTTTATTACCAGACCTATGACGGAACGGTAGACGAAGTGGATGAGGATGGCAACCTTACTGGGGAGAGCATACCGAAGTATTCAAATCCGGTTCGTGTGCTTGCGAGAGTAAGTCCGAACTCAGGAAATGCAGAGGATTCTCCGTTTGGTAAAGATATTGTCTATGACAAGACCATATCAACCGTACAGAAATTGCCGATTGATGAATACTCAAAACTCTTCATAGATGTGGTTCCTGTTTTCAATGAGGACGGGTCCACGGACACGGAACCAGATTATATATGTGTCTGCCCAAAACATGATTTGCAACAGAATCTATGGGCGATACGGAAGATTAAGGGGAATATCCATGCAGGACAAAATAACGATCAATCCCTTTGACCCGGACAGCATAGATGAGGCCATTAAGAAACTGGAAAAGCGGAAAGAGCGTATACACAAATGCGCAGAGAAACTTATACAGAGACTTACAGACCTTGGAGTTGAAAAGGCACAGGAGCTAGTTCCGGTTGATACCGGTACAGCAAGATCTTCCATTATCGGTTACCTGGATGAGGCAGAGGGAGTTGGAATCATAAGTGCCGGAGGGTATTGCAAGTACATTGAGTTCGGTACTGGAGTAAAGGGTAGGGACAGTTCACACCCAAGCGAAGAGTACAAGGCAATAATGAACTGGGCATACAATTCCGGGGCAACAATTTTTACCACGAAAGACGGCAGAGAGGGTTGGTATTATCCGGCTGATGATGGCACATGGCGATTTACAGAGGGTATGCCGTCAAGACCATTCATGTATGAGACGGCGCAATATCTGAGGAAAGAAGCAAAAAAAATAGCAAGCGAGGTATTCAAGGATGGTTAAGGACAATGTGAATTTGTATTTTACGAACCTCCTGAAAGACTTGCAGAAACAATACAGCAGTTTGAAAGGAGGACAGGTGTATAAAGCTACACCACCGTCATTCCCCTATATGTATTTCAAACAGATAGGCGGAGACGGAGCATTATCCACACTTTCAAATACAGAGGACGGTATCAATCTTGGATTGGAAGTCAAATTCTATTCAAACAAATCCGCCTCAGAAGTGCGGAAGTTAGCAAATTCCGCAAGGGAATATATGGTAGGGATTGGATTTCATTGCGACTACTTCTCCCCTGTGGAGAATGTAAGCGATACTTCCATTTCACAATTCCTTACCCGATTCTCAAAACTGGAAACATGATTAACTCCATCGGCTAGGGTCGCTCCCGAAAAGCACTCGCCTGGTGTCTGCCGGTGGTTTTAATAAATTCAAGGCTTTACCTCTTAGGCAAAGGAAAACACAAGGAGGTAGAACGAAGATGGCAAAATGTACAAATGTGACATATCTCATGCACGAGAAAGCAGATGCTCCCGGAACATTTGAGAAGTTGATCGATATTACTGAGTACCCGGATCTCGGTGGAGAAAAGGAAAAACTCGATGTTACAACACTTTCCGATACGAAGAAAAGAACCATTAACGGTATCGAGGACACAGGGGATCTTGCTTTCAAAGCATGGTATGAGAAAGCTGATTACAAGAAACTCTTGGATCTGCAGGAAGCAGGAAAAGTTGATAAATACCAGTTATGGTTTGGAGAAGAGGGTGTTGACGGCAAATGGGAGTGGGCCGGTGTTATGGCAGTATATCCGACAAGCGGATCTTCCAACAATGCGAGAGAAATGTCATTCTCCATTACTGATGAGGGCGAAGAGGCTCTTCATTATGTAACAGCGTGAAAAAGTGAAGCAGCGGCAGGGGAATAATCCTCTGCCGTACAAATAGGACAGATTAACGAAAGGACGGTTAATAAGTATGATTTTACAGACAGCGAATGGACCTAAAGAGATTAAAGTAGCAGATCTCGATTTTACAAACCTTATGTGTGATCTGGAAGATCACGATGTAGATGTAATGGGACTTCTGGATGATGATACCAGAGAGAACATGAAGATTTTTAAGACAATCAGAGCGATCATCGCAGTCCTTACCGGCACAAAGGATCTCACAAAAGCCGGAAAGATACTGAGCGAACATTTGAAGTACGGTGGTTCCATGGATGAAGTCATGGAAGCCTTTACGGAGGCAATGAAAACCGCGGGTTTTGGCGAGGAAGCCGAGGAACCTCCGAAGAGCGGAGGAAAGAAAACCAAGGCGGCAACAGAGTAGAGGAAATAGATCTCAGTAAATACAAAACATTTACAGAGATTATCAATAAAGTTTGGCTTCCCAACGCTCTCCTTTATGGAGTTTCCTATGAGACCTTTTGGACATTGAACCCTACGAAATTAGAGCCATTCCAAAAGAAGAGAGAAATGGAAGCGAAAGAACAGGCCACAGCCTTAGATACGTTGGCGTGGTCCGTTGGTTCGTATGTCGTAGATGCCATGGCAATCTTCCTTGGCAGAAATGCTCCGGCATACCCAAGCCAACCAAGAAGCATGAACAGCACAGAGGACGCACCGCCGGGAGCAAAAATGACGGATGCAGACAGATTCGCTGCCTTTGCCGCAGAACATAATAAGCGATTGAGACAGCGAAGAGAAAAGTAGCTGATTACATGGGGATAGGTTGACGAACCGAAACAGCGCAAGTCCGGCGCAGTTCCCCATGTTTTCTTATTTTACGGACAAACAATACCACCCACGGACAGGGTTTTACGAAGTGAGGTGGCAAAATGCCTGATAACAGAGTAGATAGCATTTTATTGGAAATAGAAGCCACCACTGATAAGGCAGACGGTGGTATTGATAAAGTAACAAAAGCTCTTACCTCAATGAAGAAAATCACTGAGGGATTAGATACAGAAAAGTTAAAACAGATTCTTGATGTAATGCGTGGTTTCTCCGGCGTTGGAGATGATCTTAAAAATGCCGGAAGTGGTATGAGAAGCATTGCATCATCCATTAAGTCTCTGTCAGGAGTTGATACGGCGAAATTAAAAGAGGTTGCGGCTACTGTAAAGGAAGTCAGCACAGCACTTGGAAACCTCGGATCGAATAATCGCGTCAGCATCAGAATTGATTCTGAGGGGGCACAGAGACGTGTACAGCCTTTGGAGAACGGTCAGCAAGCAGCGGCAGCCACAGAAAGCGTTGCGACTGCATCAGAAGAGGCACAGGCAGCAATGAACGGTGCCGCATCAGCGGCAAGTCAGTTGGCACAAGAGGAAAGCAACCTCGGAACTGCCGGACAAAGTGCAGCAGCCGGACAGACAAACTTAAACGAAAGTCTCAATCAGGCAAACACAAATCCGGCTAATAGACGTATTCAGGAACTCATAGACCAGATCAATAAGTACAAAGCCGCTGTCAGCGGTATGGAGAGTGGAAAGATACGGTTTGATACCGGTCAGTATGAGGAAGCTGTGAATGGTCTCAGACAGGCACAGGAACAGTTTAAGCAGTTCAAGGAAACGGTTTCACAGTCTCCTAAGAATATGGAGGATGTGGCAAAGTCCATTAAGTCCATAGGGGATGCAGCACAGAAATGTGGACTTGGAACCTTTTCTTCTATATTAAGTGGAATTGCATCAATTCTTCCGGCCATTGAAACCGGGGGCATGGCGGCAAACGCTGGGTTCCAATCTATGGCAGTAGGTCTTGAAGCCGTTCAGGCGGCGATACCGATTATTGGTATTATCCTGACAATCCTTACTGCAATCATCAATGCGGTAAGGCAAGTGGCAAATGCTGTAAAGAACGAGACACAAAAAATCATTTCTGCCGTGAAAACGGTAGTGAACAAAATCCGTTCTGGGATTGCTGCAATTATAAACAAATTCAAGGAACTCAAAAAGAGAGTGAGAGAAAGCCTTGGATTTTCAGAAAAACAATCTGGTGCATTTGCAAAGAAACTCGGCTCAATCATCCGACTTGGAACGTTCATGTTATTACGTTCAATGTTTACACACCTATTTGAACTCGTAAAAACAGGATTCGATAACCTTGTTATTTATTCAAAAAGAGCCGGAACAGAGTTTCACAAAAACGTAAATCTGCTCTACAACGATTTGCGACAGCTTGGAGCATCACTGACAACTGCATTTGAGCCAATACTGAATGTAGTTACTCCGATTCTGGATTATCTGATTCAGAAGCTCGTTGCAGCAACAAACGCATTGGCACAGTTCTTCTCAGCACTCACAGGTAAGAAGTTCTATACCAAGGCAATAAAACAGAATAAAGATTATACAGATTCCTTAAATGGTGCTGCAAAGGCGGCAAAGAACCTTACCACCGGCATAGATGAGCTTAATATCCTAAGTGATGATAAAAGCGGCAGTGGAAGCAACAGCGGAGCCGATGGAAGCGGTTATGAAACAGACGAGATTGCGGATAAGTACAAAAATCTTGCACAGATGATTAAGGATGCTTGGGATGAAGCTGATTTCTACGATGTAGGAAGAATGTTCGGGGAGAAACTGAAAGAAGCCCTCGATAACATTCAGTGGGACGGCATCAAAGCATCTCTGAGAAAGATTGCGAAGTGCATTGCGACATTCCTGAATGGTTTCCTTGAAACTCCTGGATTGTTCACATCAATAGGTGTGACAATAGCGCAAGCTATTAACTCTGCATTTGAGCTCGTTGATTCATTTGTAGAAAACTTCCATTGGAGCAGTCTCGGAACGGCAATAGCAGATCTTATCATTGGTGCATTAGATACTCTTGATTGGACTCTGATAAATAAGACTGCAAAGGGGTTGGCACAAGGCATTGTTGATGCAATCAACGCTGCCCTGCAGACAGAGGACCTTTGGAAGAAAATCGGCACTGCAATTTCCAATACGATAAACTCAGCAATCACTTTTGCAAAAACATTTGTCAAAGGGTTGGACTGGGCTTCACTTGGAACTGCAATCGGAAATCTTCTCGGCAATGCGATCGCCGGAATTGATTATGACGGAATCGGAGAAACATTTGCCGGTTTCGTGAATGGGGTATTTACCGCCGTACTGAATTTCTCAAAGACATTTCCGTGGACGGACATCGCAAAGAACTTTGCAAGCGGTGTCAATACGGCACTGAAAAACATCGACTGGAAAACAGTTAAGGACGGCTTCGATAGTTTCTGTTCTGGACTTGGTTCAAACCTCAATACGGCAATCACAAACATTGACTGGGAACTTGTCGGAACGACACTCGGAAACAGCATCAAGACACTTTTCAGTGGTATTGGAAAATTCCTTGCAAAGATTGATTTCAAGAAAATCGGTAGTGACTTTGCGAGTGCAATTAACAAAGCCGTAAAAACCATCAACTGGAAAGATGCAGGAGGTACAATCAATTCCCTCATCACTGGTGTATGCACACTGATTAACACTTTGATAGATGAGGTAGATTGGTACGAACTTCTAAAGGGCGTAGGAACGGCAATGTCCGAGATTGACTGGGACACAATTCTCAAAACAGTATTTAAGGTATTTGCAGCCAAGTGGACGTTCAAGAATTTGTTCAAATGGGTATCATGGACCGCCATTTGGAACGAACTGAAAACAAGCGTTGTTGAGGGAATATCAAAGAAGTTCGGAATTGGATCTGATGATGGAGAAATAAATACTGTCGGAGAGAAAATAGTCAGTGGTTTGCTTGGTGGAATATCTAAATCCCTTTTGCCAGCACCATTGCAGACAGCGTTGAGTTGTTTCGGAAATGTGACGGATGTTGTCAAAGGAATATTTGGCATAGGTGGTTCATCCGATTCAACCGTATTCAGCACACTTGGAAGCAATCTTGTCACTGCTTTCAATGGAGGCATCGGAAAGAAATTCTCAGACTGCCAAGCAAAAGTTACGGAGTGGGCCGGAAAGGTCAATGACTGGTTCTCGGGTACGAGTTTTGGAAAGATTTGCAAAGAGACTTGGGAAACCCACGGTCAGAACATCATAACCGGCTTTAAGGACAAGATAGGCAATGCTTATACCACCACGAAAGACAGCATCACGACTTGGGCTGCTAAGGCCAAAGAGTGGTTCAACAATTCATCATTTGGTGGGGTCAACATGGAAACATGGACCGGATATGCAAATGACATTATCTCCGGTTTCAAGACGAAAGTGGGAAATGCCTATACACAGACCAAGGACAATATTACCACATGGGCCTCAAAGGCAAAGGAGTGGTTTAATAGTTCTTCATTCGGCGGAGTGAACAACGGTACATGGACCACCTACGCAAATGATATTATCACTGGTTTCAAAACAAAGGTGGGTAACGCATACACCACTACAAAAGATAACATCACAACCTGGGCGAGCAAAGTTAAGGAATGGTATACGAGCAGCGGCTTTGGAAACATCAATAGCAATACTTGGCAGACCTACGCAAACAATATCATTTCCGGCTTCCGGGAAAAGGTTGGAAACACCTATACCACCACAAAGAACAACATTACTACTTGGGCGAGTAGCCTGAAAGATTGGTTTTCTGGATCTTCATTCGGAAATATCAACAATGCCACATGGACCACTTATGCAGGAAATATCATAACTGGTTTCAGGAACAAAATAGGACTGTCGTACACAGATACGAAAAGCAATATCACAACATGGGCTTCAAACCTCAAAACGTGGTTCTCTGATAGTGGTTTTGGAGGCATCAATAGTTCTAAGTGGAGTACCTATGCAGAGAATATTATTTCCGGCTTCAAAACGAAAATCGGAAACAGTTATACGACTTGTAAGAGCAACATTACAACATGGGCTTCTAATGTAAAAACGTGGTTCACAAATACCTGTTCTTATGACAAGTGGTATGACATTGCAAAAAATGTGGTAGATGGTTTTAAGAACGGTATAGGAAATCTGTACTCTACCTGTAAGAACAACATTGAATCGTGGGGCAGCAGTATTATCTCATGGTTCAAAGACAAGCTGGATATTAACTCTCCGTCCAGAGTATTCAAACGATTAGGTGCATATTCCGTAGAGGGATATAACATCGGCGTAGAGAAAGAGGGAGAGAAAACAAAAGGAATTGTCACTTCCTGGGTAGATTCATTCGCTGATATGGACGTGAACCTCGGAACACGTCTGAAAATCAATGACAGTGCATTGAAAGAATACAGCAACAATTATGGAAGTGATTTCACGAATGAAGCAATCGTGCAGCGTGTGACAAGGGAGGTATCTACAAACGGAACCGTGCAGGCAACGCTTAATTCCGGCGGCGGTCTGAAAGAAGCTATCAAAGAGGCTCTGGACGATCTTGGAATAACAACCGCTGTGAGTGAGATTTCCAAGAACACCAAGACGCAGGCTGATAAGAAAGAACAGACGATTGTTGAAATCGGTGGAAAGACAGTTACGGACGCAGTAACCACACAGCGCAATGCCAACGGTTACAGCTTCCAAGGAGCGTAAAGGAGGGATATGGAATGGCTTATATATCAGTAAATGGTTGTGACTTTCCCCCTCCTAAACGTGGGGCAAAGCCAACTGTATCTACAATGGTGGATGCCGGAAGAAATGCCAACGGTACGGTCGTAGGACAGAGAGTTGGGCGAGATCAGTACAAACTCGACACTCTGGAATGGCCGTGGCTGACGGCAGCTGAGTGGAGCCGGATGCTTACGGTGCTGAGTGCGTTTTTCGTATATGTCACTTTCCCAGATCCGGTCACTATGAAAAAAATAACAATAAAGATGTACCCCGGAGATAGGACGGCAGAACCATATTGGATTGATACAGACGGAAATCCAATTACCTATCAGAGTTGCAAAGTAAACCTTATTGATTGTGGAGAGTGATGGTGTATGCAGAAAGTATCAAATGAATACAAGGCAAGCATGAAAAGCTCTCTGAGAGAGCGGTCATACATGATGATTTCATTCGGTCTGGTAAATCAGGAGGCACAGGCCAACGCAACTGTCATGGGAAATAATTTTGCCTATTACTCGAAGCAGACCGGCTTATTCGGTCAGCGAAAAGAGGACACTGTATATGCCACGCTCGAACATGATTTCACAAAGGTTGACGGATCCATGTATTTTCTTCCAAGAGAGAATACATCCGGTAACTACTACGACACCGGTTTGATAAGCAAGCCTCTGATTCCGAAAAGTGGATATGAGCTACTTATCGAACTGAATGTTGTGGCAACAGACATTAAAGGTCTGACTATCAATTTTGGAGAGGTTTACCCTACACGTTTTGATATTTTGACAAGTAGTGGTCAGCGAATAGAGATTACCGACAATGATATGTCAGAGTTCAGCACAGAACAGGTGTTGGAGAATACCACTTATATCAAATTCATCTTCTATGAGATGAAAAATCCATATTCCAGATTGAGAATATATTCAATCCAGTTAGGTTACGGTCTCGTGTACTATAACGAGGACATTATGGATTCTAAATTAGATAGTTACATATCCCCGATTTGTGAGGATGTTCCGCAAATAGACTTCATGGTTAAGTTGCAGAACTACGATCAGTATTTTAATGTTGACAATCCGAACTCTGCAATCAACTTTTTGGAGACCGGTCAGGAGATGTATGTCTGGTATGGTTATCAACTGCCGAACTCAGACACCATCGAATGGATAAGAGGCGCAAAACTACAGTGTAGCGCATGGGAAAGTGATGATTACTCGGCAACGATAAGGTGTCAGGATCTTTTCAGAAACATGGACGAGGAATATTACAAAGGCTGCTATGCTCCGGCAGGAATCACATATTACCATGCAGCAGAATTGGTCTTTCAGGATGCCGGAATTGAGGAATACTACATTGATCCGTACCTCAAAAAGTCAACCACAAAAAACCCCATACCGAGGGTTAAGCACAAAGAGGCTTTGCAGATTATCGCTAATGCCTGCAGATGTGTTCTTTCACAGAACCGGTATGGCAGACCACAAATTAAATCCTCATTCGCACCGGAGTACGACATAACGTGCAACGGAGAGACAGAGTATTCCCATGTTCGGAATATAAAGAGCGAGACTGCAAAACAGGAGTACGCTTCATTTGCACACAACTACACCACTGTAAATGCAGAAATGTATTATCTCCCGGAGAATCAGAGTAAGGCAGATAAGTATACCGGATATATTTCATTACAGCAGTCCAATAAGGATTGCCTATTTGAAGAAAATCCGATTATCTACATAACTCAGGAAACCGCCTGTATGTACTATGGTTTGCAGTTAATGTTTGGTTCTACACTGCCTGACGAAATTATATTCAGGACTTTCAATGATGGCAAAAAGGTGGATGAGTATGAGGTAAATTCGGACATTACAAAGAGGCTGATAGTGCAGCACGATTTTGATGATTTTGATTTGATGGAGATTGAGTTCACAAAGACAAAAGAACCATTCAACCGCATAGTCGTTGATTACTTCTCATTTGGCGATATAACGGATTTTACAATGGAAAGGCAGGATATGACCTCTTCTCCAAAATCAATCAAACAGGAGCTTGTCAAGGCAGTCAGAGTGCCATGCTATTCCTACCAGAAAGGAACTGCGGAAGAAACTCTTATTAGTGAAGAGACGGAGGCAGTAAAGGGAGATATTCAGACGTATTATCTCGGAGATCCGACTTATGGATGTAGAGCTACGTTCAATTCCTCGGCATCAAACGTCAGCATCATAGAAAGCGGAGATTATTATGTGACAGTTAAGTTTCTGATTACTGGCAAGTACCAGTTTGAAATTATAGGACACAGATACAACATTGTTGAGCAGTATGCCGTAAAAACGCTCAATAGCAGAGGAAAGACCATAACATGGAAAAATCCTCTGGTAAGCGATATGGAAACGGCAAACCACTTGGCAGACTGGCTTGGGGATTATTACAACGCCGGTATTGAGTACGAATACAATACCCGTGGAAATCCAGAGATTGATGCGAACGACATTGTTTATCAGGAGAACGCATATCGCCCTGGATTAAAGGTCAATATCTATCGCCACATTGTTAATTTCTCACAGAGTTTATCTGGAAAGGTAATTGCCCGTAGGGTATCAGAAAAATAAGAACAGAAAGGAAGAGGAAAATGAATGGCTATTAAATCCGTACAGGCTATCGTAAATGGTGTGACTACCACACTCACATACGACAGCGCATCAAAGACTTACAAGGCTACGCTTACCGCTCCGGCAAAGTCCTCATACAATCAGTCAGGACATTATTACGGAGTACAGATCATCGCCAAGGATGAGGCCGGCAACACGACTACCGTAAACCAGTCGGATGCCACACTCGGAAGCAAGCTGAGGCTTACGGTAAAAGAGAAAACCGCACCTGTTATCACAATCTCTTCTCCGACAGCATCACAGTTACTTACGAGCAATCAGCCGACAATTTCATTCACAGTCACAGATGATGATTCTGGTGTCAATCCAGATACAATCAAACTGCTTATTGATGGTTCTGAAATATCTGGAATCACAAAGACAAAGACAACGTCCGGTTATTCATGCAGTTATAAACCGTCCACAGCACTTTCAGACGGTTCACACACCGTTGTTGTAAAAGCATCCGACTATGACGGCAATGCAGCTACTCAAAAGAGTGTTTCATTCAAGATCGATACTGTACCGCCTGAGTTATCAGTTACAAGTCCGGTAAACAAACTCGTCACGAATAAAACCACAGTAACGGTAGCCGGAACTACCAACGATGCAACATCAAGTCCGGTTACGCTGACAATCAACGGCAGTGCAGTAACTGTATATGACGATGGTACTTTCTCAAAGGATATAACCCTGAAAGATGGCTCAAACACCATTACCGTTGTAGCAAAGGACGGAGCCGGAAGAACCACGACCGTCACAAGAACAGTAACCCTCGATACAAAAGCACCGGTTATCTCAGATGTTTCATTGGCACCGAACCCGGCGGATGTCGGAGCAACCTATGTAATTTCTGTTTCGGTAACAGATTAGGCGGTGCGGCATGGCAGCTAACATATTGGTAAGGGACGTTACGATAAGTCCAAACCCCGTGCAGGCAAAGGGGAAATACACAATCTCAGTTTCCATTGAGGAACTGAAAGGCGTTGCATTTGTCGGCAATTATGTTGGCTCCTATGTCAATATATCAGACAAGGAAATTCCTGATAAATTGCCACTGGCATACGTTGGCAATTACACCAAAGGATAGGAGGCGATGAATAATGGCTGATATAGCAAATGTCACAGGAACACTTGACGATAAAGAACTGAATTTTCAGCACTCTATCGGAACCGTATATAAAGCCTCCGCAAGCATAGATGGTTCGGAAAAGGATCATGTAGCCGTATTGACGGCAACGGATTCTGCCGGGAATAGTACAACGGAAACAATGGTTATTTCTATCTCGGGTTCCTGGACCACTCCAAAAACAGATTGGTACGGTTACACAGACGATGATGGGATTTATCACGGAGACCGGTTCAACACGGAGGATTTCAACCGGATAAAGAACAACCTCGCATATCTCAGAGAGATAGCCGTGGCAATGTACCAGGAGTTTTCCATAAATGATCTGGGAGACGATAGGAGCAAAGACCAGTATTTTTATGCGGATGAGATAAATCAGTTGGAAGAAAACATTAAGCTCATAGCTGAAAACACATTTAAGCCGGACATAGGGGAGAACCCCTTATACACAGCGAATGGAAAGATTTTTGATTTCAACGAACTCAACCGCATTGAAAGCCTAATTTTGGATTTATTCAATCAGTTATTAAACCAATACAGAGGTCGGCAGATGCTTACCTTTAACTTTGGCATAAGGAGGGAGGCGTTCTAAGTGGCGTGGGAACGATTAAAGACAGACTACAAGGATGCCGTATGGTCCGGTCTGCGGAAGTTCATACCTATTGATAATGGAGACGGCAGTTATTCCGTAAAAGATGTGACCCAGTACACAGTGTACGATGAATCGTTTTTCGGTGCGTATGATGCCAACCGCATCAATACAGCCGTCAACGCAATCATGGCAGCATTGGAAAACGGAACAGATTTGTATGAGGTATTCACAGAGTTTTTTGAGAACCAGAAAGTTGAGTTTGACAAGAGAGCAAATCTGGATCTCGACTCATTCAATATCTTTCTCGACAATTTGCAGGCAACGGCAAATGCGGATGTTGTGCAGTTAAAGAAAGACTACACATCTGAAATGACAACGTTTGAGAACAATCAGGAAATATTGTTTAATCAATGGTTTTCAATGATTAAAGATCAGTTGTCAGCGGATGCAGCCGGAAAATTACAGAATGAAATCAACGATGTGGAAACCCACATCAGAAACCTTGCAGTGAAGATACATTTCAACGATACCGTTGGAACTGCTGCTGCAATAACTGTACAAAATGTAACATCCGGTAACAAATATACTGTTACAGATTATACTCAGCCTTTGTATCTCACAGAGGCAGGAGAGTACACAATAAGCATTGCGAATGACAACTATATAGTTGCCCCAAAAACATTTTCTATCAGCAATGCGGATCTTATGACACATAAGACTTTCAGAATCATGGACGGCAACGGATTGGCGTTTGTCGATGGTTTTGTAGGAGCCTATGTAAATAAATAACGGAGGTAGACAAAATGAGAGATTTCCCTAAGAGACTTGCAACCGCCGAGGACATTAGAAATTGTAAATCCTTGGTGGATGATGGCGCATTTGCAGCAAAAGACCTGTTGGAAGCCATCGAAGATCTTGAAAACATGAATTATCTTCACTGCCCTATCCTTGCGGTAGGAGAGGATAAGAAAACAGTAACTATCAACTATTGTGCAGAGGCAAAGGCCGGAACAAAGGCAATCGTTGGCAACAAGACTGTGAACATCACGAATGTTACCCACGAAGAGGGAGAACCGGATGAGCACACTGGAGATACCCAGTTGGAAACAACCATTATCTCCACTTCCGCTATGGTTTCTACCGAAGCCACGGAAATTGCAGTTACCGCACCTTACACAATTTATGACAGTCTCGGCATGACAGCCGAAGAACTGAATCAGATCAAGGAGGAATTGGCTAATGAGTAAATTCTACGGTTATGATGAGGCAATGGAGAATGATATTGCAAAGATAACCACTCCAAAACTTGCTCTCATGTCTGATGTGGTGGCATCAGACAAGAAATTCATCCGCATGGAGAACGGAGCACTTACTGTAATCGCCGGAGTTCTGATTGCAGTAGGAAATTCTGTTTTTAAGACAGAAAAGACCACACTCACAGCAAGCAATTTGGACGGAACAGCTTCAAAATTTGAAGTCGGAAAAGATTACTGCATTTATATCTGCGATCCTACTGGCGGAGATGCCACGAACTTTGCCGCAGAACAGTATCGTATTTCCCTTAATACGACATATCCAAACGGTTATACAGCAGTTACATCAAGAAAGATCGGCGGTTTCCATTACGGCGTAGTCAGAAAAACAAATAGTTCCGGTATTCCAATCAGCGCATCAGGCGCGGCATTAGGAAGTGGATGGGAAACAAACGTAACAGAGGGGATCGTTCCTAACTCTGTATGGACTCTTCTCCACAGGCCTACTTGCGATCCTACCGGAATGGTTTATATCGGACCGTTCTGGGGAGACATATATCTTTCATCCGACAATGGTGCCAGTGGTTTGCAGAGCAAAAAGGGTGCTGTGCCGATTACTGGAACAGAGGGATTAAACTGGTATATCGCCAACGAGAGAGCTATGAGAGTAGGCAAGAGACTTCCTACCTACGCTGAGTTCTGTAAGGGCGCATACGGATCTCCGCAGGGAGCGGACGGCAACAACACTTACGCATGGTCCGCAACTTCCAATACAGCAAGAACCACTTGCGGAAATGTTAAGAACGCAGTTTCTGCAACGAACGTTCGAGACCTTGTTGGAAACGTATGGAAGTGGCTTGATGAGTTCATTCACGACCCTACCGGATCAGCATGGAACTGGTATGACGTTATGAGCGGTCAGAAAGTTGGCCAGCTTTACATGGCCAACAACACTGGCTTGCACGCGCTCATTGGCGGTGGCGACTGGATCAACGGGGTTCACGATGGTTCGCGGACTGTGGCTTGCAACGCTTATCCGTGGGACGTGGGCACGTACTTTGGCGTGTGGTGCGTCTGTGACTCGCTGTAAGCTGATGGGGACCGGCGAAAGCCGAGTCCCTTGCAGTTGAAAGGTTGGGTGTAATGGCATACGAAAGCAAATATGAAAATCCCTCCACTCTGAAAATGGACTACGTTCATACAGAGGCACACCAGATGGCCTACGACCTATCGGTATATCTCCATAAGAAAGTGAGAGAAATGCCACATTATGAGAAATTCACTCTCCAAAAGGATATACGAGAATGTATAGACGGAATCATGGATGAGATAGAAGCATACGAGAGATCAAAGACAATCAGCCATCTTTACACAGCCGACAGGTTGAAAGGAAGATTGGTACGGAAAATCCGATTGGCACATGATCTCAAATATTCTGCAATGAACGACAGAGTATACAAATATTGTGCAACACAGATCGGTATTCTCGGTGCGTATATCGGAGGGTTAATAAACAAGGCACAAAAGGAAAAGAAATCAAAATAAGCAACTATCTTGGGGTAGCTGTTAATTCGCACTGTCGCTCCGTGGCTTGCACGCGCTCATTGGCGGTGGCAACTGGAACAACGGGGTTCACGATGGTTCGCGGACTGTGAATTGCAACAATTATCCGTGGAACGTGAACACGAACATTGGCGTGTGGTGCGTCTGTGACTATTTTGAAAACTGTCAGATTGGTGGAGCTATGGCTTGCCAACAAGGATTATTTGATAATCATTTATTGAATAGTCAGACGGCTATCCCGTCCCGTGCAAACCGGGCGAACTTAAAACAGCGAAGCCAAATAGTAGCGAAAGCGAAGGAAGTGTGGCGTAAGCATTATTTATGAAGAGAATAACAGGTCTTATGAAAAACATCTGTACCATGAAGAACGCATTAAACGCATACCAAAAAGCGAGGCGGTGCAAAAGGTACAGACCGGAGGTTTTGGAGTTTGAAGCAAACAGAGAGGAATATCTCGGCAAAGCCATTCGGGAATTGGAAAGTTTGACATATACTCCTGGAAAGTACAAGGTATTCAAAGTTTGGGAACCCAAAGAGCGTATAATCATGGCTTTGCCATTTTACGATAGGGTTATCCAACATATGATTGTCAATTACATAGAGCCGATATTTGAGCATCAGTTCATCTACCATTCCTACGCTTGCAGAAAAGGGAAAGGTGCTCACAGAGCCAGCAAGCAGTTGACAAGGTGGTTATATAATCTGGAAGTTGTGCAAGGTAAATCAGTCTATGTACTGAAAGCCGACATACACCATTACTTCCAGAGCATAGACCACAAGGTTCTGAAAAGAGAAATTAGAACCTACATTAAAGACAAGGACTTACTCGTAATCCTTGACCGGATAATAGACCATAATGGGATATTCCCGGATGGTGTCGGCATACCGGTTGGAAATCTTACGAGCCAACTATTTGCCAACGTGTATTTACACCGATTGGATATGTTCGTAAAACATACACTTCATGCAGAACACTACATGAGATATATGGATGATTTTGTGATTATATCAGAGGATCTTGAACAGTTGAAACGGTGGGAGAAACAGATAGAAATATTCCTTGCGGATGTTCTTAAATTACAATTAAATCCAAAAACAACCATTGTTTATGCAAAGAACGGAGTGGATTTTGTTGGATATAGGCATTGGAACTCTACGAAGAAAATCAGAAAGGATGCTATGCGTAGACTGAAACGCCTTATGAAGAATTTCAAAGATGGAACTATCACGGAAGAATTTTTCGACAAATCGTTTACAAGTAGAATTGGTTCGATAAAACACGCCGACACCTATAATCTGGTGCAGAAGATCACCTGTGAAGCAAAGGAGTTAAAGGAAAGTCATGCGTGATGGAAGTTATGTCATTGTAGATAGGCTGTGTGAGGCAACCACACAACTGCTTGAAATAATTAAAAAGCAGGAAGAAATCATTGAGCAGTGCAGAATATCGGATGAACTGCATAAGGAACTCGATGATATGAAAAACGACGTGGATCAGAAGATGGATTTAATTGAGTATGATTTGAGATCATACAGACGGGAGTGTGAAGAATGATAGATTTTATCGTGAAATATTGGATCGAGTTTCTTTTTGGATTGATAATCAGTGGAATGGGCGTGATGGCGAAGCTGATGTACAATCAGCACTTAAAAAACAAAGCCATTGACAAGGGCGTAGAAGCTCTTTTAAGAAATGGTATCGTTCAGACATACAATAAGTGGTCTGAGAGGGGTTACTGCCCCATATACGCACGAGAGAACGCCACAAGGATGTATGAACCTTATCACATACTTGGCGGAAATGATGTTGCGACAGACTTAATCGAAGATCTGAAAGGACTACCGACAGAACCGCAAAAGAAGAAAGAGGGTGTAGAAGATGATACTTAAAATTTTTATAGGTTTCGCTCTCGGTTACATTGCAGCTTGCGTGACATTTTACATCCTGCAGAAAAGAGAGCGTAGGCGGAGAAAAGAGAAGAAAAAGAAAGTAAGCCTGAACACCTATGCAAAGGTAGCCACTACTGCGGTATTGGCTCATGGGATGATCCTTACATCGTGTTCCTATGTTCTCTCATGGATAGGCATGGACCCGGTGGTGGATGTATCAAGCACAATCGTCAAAGAAATCGTAGCTCCATTGGTGGTTTACCTTGGAACAAATACGATTATGAACATCTTTGAAAAGAACAAACTCAGTTTTTCAGTACCAATCAACAGCACCGTCATAAGCAAAGACGGAACCACACACAAAGCCTCTGAGGATGAGGCAGTAGGATAGGAGGTCATATTATGACAATGGAATTTTTAATTGTAGCACTGTTCGCAGTATCATTACTCACAAACCTTACCGTTGAGGGAATCAAGAAACTTCTGGATAAGAAATCTGTTGACTATTCATCGAACGTGATGGCAGCAGTTACCGCAGTCGTTATCTCCGTGGCACTGTCCGCCGGGTATCTGATTTACACAGAAACGATGCTTAACGCAAAGATTGGCGTTGAACTCATTGCCCTTGCGTATCTTAGTTTTTTAGTTGCCACGAACGGATATGACAAAGTTATTCAGGCGATTAAGCAGATCAAACAGATTGGAAACCAGTAAGAGAATATTATTCAGAGCCATGAGCCGGATGTGAATTAACACACCCGGCTCTTTCTTTTTAAGGAGGCACGGATCATGGCATTGAAAGGTACGACAGCACAGGAGAGGGCATGGAACTTCTTTTGTGCTAAAGGATTAAGTCATTACGCCGTAAGTGGTGTCATGGCAAGCATAAGAGCCGAGAGCGGATTCAATCCTCGCAATCTGCAGAACAGTTGTGAGAAAAAGAGCGGGTATACAGATGAAACATATACCGCTGCGGTAGACAACGGCAGCTATGGGAACTTTGTCCGGGATTCCTACGGCTATGGGTACGCACAGTGGACCTATTGGAGCAGAAAACAGAATCTTCTCAATTTTGCCAAGAAGAAAAATAAGTCCATCGGAGACGAAGAGATGCAGTTAGAATTTCTGTGGGAGGAATTGACCGGATCGTACAAAGGGGTTCTTACAAAACTCAAAGCCGCAAAATCCACACAGGAAGCATCCAACATTATCCTGACCGGATATGAAAAGCCGAAAGATCAGGGGCAAAAGGTAAAGGCAACCAGGGGATCTTATGCCAAGGAATATTATAACCAGTTTGCAGTGAAAAAGGAGGAAAAGACAATGAAAGTAATTATCGGAAGTGCAAGAAGAGATGAGAACGGAAAGTATGCCGGAGGCAAGCCGGGAGATCAGGATGGCGTAGAGGTAAGCACACAGAATTATTATGTTCATACCAAAGGATGGTATATGTTCCGCTTCCTGAGTGACGAACACGCAAAGAAAGTTGCTAAAGCAATGTGGGATGCCTGCATGAACAACAATATCGGCTACTGTCAGGCACACAGATCCATTATGGCAATGCTTAAAAAGTACGGCAACATGAAAGGAATCGGAGAAAAGACAGAAACAGATTGCAGCGACCTCGTAAGAGGTTGTATCTATGAGGCAACCGGCATTGACGTGGGAGCTTTTAGCACCGCAACGGAGCCGTCAGTATTAGAAAAATCAGGCCTGTTTGCTAAAAAAGTTTCCGTTACATCTGCAACCGTCCTTAAATCAGGAGACATTCTGGTTACAAAGAGCAAAGGGCATACTGTTATCGTTGTTTCCGTAGGCGGATCCGCCCCAAGCGGAAGCACATCAACATCCAAACCGGCAGTGTCTGGCAGTACAGCAAGGGTTGAGAGTGCAAGAAGTAAAGATGCAGCAATCGCCGGAAAATACAAAACGACTAGCAATCTGTACCTGAGAGTTGGAGCCGGCACCGGTAAAACTGCAATCACTTTAATGCCAGCCGGATCATCGGTACAGTGTTATGGTTACTACACAACCTACAACGGAACACGTTGGTATTATGTGGTATATGGAGACAAAACCGGATTCTGTTCATCTGCATATTTACAGAAAGCCTAA